GATATGCGTAAGAAACATAAGAAGTATAAATTTCGTTTGGTATGTATTACAGTAGATCAAACAACAACTCCCGTAAAATAACTTCACTATGATAACGAAAAGAATGCTTGAAGCAAATACTCGCGGTATCTATGCGATCAGAGTATTTGCTGGTACCAATAACAGCACACTTAGTATTCTTAATACCGAATGCAGCCACTTGAAGCTCGATGAAGAATCAGGTGGAGTATGGTACCAATTGATAGTAGGTAGAATACCATTACCTATACATGAGACACTGATATATGTACCACCAGCTGGTCTTGTATCTATTGCATTTAACGAACAAAAGAAAGAAGAATGACACAGTTTGAAAGACTAACAGCAAAGGATTGGGATCTCTGTACAATGATGGTAATTGGTATGCAGCCAATGCAGATCTTACCTCAAGAGATCAAAGAAGTGAAAGATGGATTTCTCATCTTTGAACGTACTGAACTTAACAATGAAAATGGTGCATTTTCTTTGGATTCATCAGTTCAATTATGTAATATTGCTACCCTTGATTTTATGATCAAGAACAAGATTATTACTAATGCAAAGAAGAATGGCAGGATGATTGTAACAACACTTTAGCACGAAATTAAATTCAAGAAATATATGGTATTAGTAGACCAAAGTATCCTCAATGCAATGAAGGTAGGGGATATTGAAATTAAACCCTTCGACAGAAACAGACTGGGATCTAATAGCTATGATCTTACACTTGGTCCAACACTTTATCATTATCCAAGCAGTATTACATTGGATTGTAGAAAAGAACCAACAGGATATATAACTAATGAAATTCCAGAAGATGGATTCTTACTTATTCCTGGCGATCTCTACTTAGGATATACCAATGAAATTACCCATGCGAAGACTACAGTACCCTGTATAGAAGGTAAATCTTCTATTGGCAGATTAGGTATTAGTATTCATGCAACTGCTGGATTTGGTGATGTAGGCTTCAAAGGAACATGGACGTTAGAGATTAGTTGTATTGTTCCGGTAATAATTTATCCGAACATGCCAATCGCACAAATTTATTTTCACTTAACGCAAGGTAAATGCCAGAATCCTTACAACTTTAAAAAGGATAGTAAGTATTCTGATCAGCCGGCTCGTCCGGTACCAAGTGCTATGTGGAAGAATTTTATTTAAGTTGCCGTATCTGGCACAGCTTATGGCTGTTAAGCGTTAAACAGATGGTTTGAGAATTAGCTCAGTTGGTAGAGCAAGGGAAGACAATCCCCTATGTCCCCGGTTCGAGTCCGGGATTCTCAGCAAAAATTAGAATTATGGAAGGAGAATTTAAACAGTATAAAGTACCAGTTCGATTGGGTATTGATGATGTAGATTATTATCCTGGTTTAGAAGCAGAATGGTGGACAGAAGAACAATGGAAAGAATATCGTGATGGAATCCCTGCTCGTAAGGAACGCGATCGTTTATACATTGAACAACTTAGAATGGAAGGACGGTTTGGTAAAACTGAAGAATATACTATTACAATGCAGTACAATCCAATCTTTGATGCTCCATCATTTTTTAAACCACCGGCGTTAGAATCATATCGAATGATATTTTTAAATGAATAATTATGGATGATAAGAAACATGTAGATTTCAATGCGTGGGTAGAAATACTTACGCGATTAACAGCAAGAGCACAAGCAACATTTTTGAATTCGTATATCAGGCAGCTTAGTCCATCACTTTGCAGAAGTGTTATCAAATATTGTTACGCACGATTAGCTGTAATCAATGGTAAAGAACCAGAAATTACTCATGAACAAATTGAGTCTTATATCGGTTCAGGATTACTTGCACCGCATAATAAAGCAAGAGTATTTGCTGATGATGAAAAACTAAACTAATTCAAGATGATTGGAAAAATTTATTTCATCGCTGATATTGAAGAATCAATCTATCAACGTGGTACTTGGGAAGAGTTCAAGAAATGGTTCAAAGAACAGAAAGCGTACCAATTCGATATTGAGACTCCTGTATGCGAGAAATGGAATGATTTCTATTACATCTCCTTACAGTTTGGTTCAGTAACTGATCAACGTATACAATGGTTTATTCAGTGGTCAGCACTCACCGATCTACAGAAGCAAGAAATGAAAGAGCTTCTGGAAGACGCAAGAAAAGTTAAATACATCCACAATGCAAAGTTTGAATATATAGTAAGTCGTTTCATGGGAATTATCCTGGAGAATGTACGATGTACTATGGTAATGGAAAAGATTTTGCGTGGTGGAATGGAAAATATGCAATATTCATTAGCGGATATCTCATGGAAATATTTGAGTATCATGATGGATAAAACAGAACAAAAGAATTTTGGTAACAACATTATTACTGATGATAAGATTTATTACGGTATTACTGATGTTGCTTACTTGGATACAATATGGCGGATACAGATCGCTGAGGCCAGTACCCAAGGCTTATTGAATGTTGTTGGATTAGAGATGGAAGCCTTATTAGGTTTCTCTGATATGACATTTAATGGAATGAAACTAGATTTAGATAAGTGGAGAGATAATATCAAATTCGCTGAACCATTAGTTGAAGCAGCTCATGCTAAGTTGAATACATGGCTAAGCGATGGTAAATCCGGTATTGAATTCATGGCTTATGATTTAGGGTACCTAAGTGATAAAGACAGAATCACAATCAATTATAATTCTCATCAACAGAAAAGGGAATTACTTGAATTGGTATTCCCTGATCTTGAAGGTGGTACCAAACCGGTGATTAAGAAATACATTCGTGATCACGGTAAAGAATTATCATTAGAGAAGTGTAATATGCTTCTCACTGCAATTGATAAGGATTATACTGAGCTTGAGAAAGAATTAATTCTCAATCATAGAGAGTACCTGATTGCTAATGGGTACCTGATTCCAAAAGGACAGTCCACTATTAACTGGAATTCGCCGGACCAGGTACTTCCCCTGGTAAGATGTGTTGTACCTAAAATCAAAGGATTATCGGAAGAAGAGCGCAATAAGTGGAATCATCCAATTCTCAAAGATCTGGAAGCTTATAAACAATCATTGAAACTGATTAATGATCTGGGCGAAGAGTTTATTCGTAAGTATGTTGATAGTGATGGAATGGTGAGAACTAATTTCGATCAAATTAAATCCACTGGTCGGGTTGGATCATCCAATCCCAATATGCAGAATATCATTGTGAAAGAATTTGTTGGTACCCGTTATAGAAACGCTTTCGTACCACACGATATTGATTGGGAATTTGTAAGTTCAGATTATATCTCACAGGAATTGGTACTTGTATCATACATGAGCCAGGAACCTGCATGGTTAGAGGCAGTTACTGATGGAAAGGATTTACACTCTATTTGTGCTGAAATCGTTTATGGCCAGAAATGGCTTGATGCAGCAGAACCTGATTGTGCTTATTACAAGATGGAAATCAACAAACATGGCGTGCTGGAAAAAGCTAAACAGAAATGTAATTGTAAAAAGCATAAACCACTTCGCTACGATATTAAGACAGTTAACTTTCTGTTGATTTATGGTGGTGGTAAATTCAAATTAGCCAGTGAGCTTGAGATACCTGTTAGAGATGCTGAAGCATTGATGGATATTTACTTTAGTAAATTACCGTTTGTAAATCGTCTTCTTAGATTTCTTAAACACTTTACTCTCCTTAATGGATATTCAAAAACAATGGCTCCATTCTTTCGTAAACGTTGGTTTCCTTATTGGTATGAAAATCGAATGTTCATTACTGAGCATGAAGAAGAAATACGATATAATCCAACACTTGGAGAGATTGAGAAAGCTGGCGCTAATCATCCAGTACAAGGTACTTCAGCTGATATCTGTAAGCTTGCAGTTGTGTTAATCCGTAATTATATCAGAGATAATAATCTTTGGCATAAAGTAAGATTGGTTATGCAGGTACATGACCAGGTTGATACAACTTGCCATAAATCATTTACAGCAGAATGGGCACCAATATTGGATAAGCTTATGTGTGATGCAGGTAAAGTTGTAATTCCAACAGGGATATTACGCGCTGATACAACTGTTTACCATTGCTGGACAAAATAAATTCTATGAAAAAAATACTGGAAACTTCACCTTATGCATTACCAGGTATACCAAGAGAAAAGGATATTTCCTTAGACGATCTTTTTGTACAATTTGCAAATATTGTTATACCTCGATATGTTTATGTTGAAAGATTACATAATAAATCGAATAAAAATGCAATTTTAAGAACTGACCTTTCTCTTGGTGCATTATTAAAAAAAGATAACAATAGTGGTATTGTATACATAAGAGAAATGTTTTCTTATTATGCAAGAAAGAAAAATCCAACTCTTTATACTCTTTCTGCATTAGGTAGATTATTTAATAAAGACCATACTACCATTATGTCGAATGTAAAACGATTTTCTTATGCGTTTGAAGGAAATGAAAAATTACCGGAAGCTCTTCGGCATATGAAACTTACAGTTAAAACAGACTACGAAGAAGTAACTAAATTGATGAACCAATAAACAAACCAAAATGGAAACACAACTTCAAGACAAACAGACAACTGTAGATGCAGACTTTGTATTTACGATGAGAATTTTAAGATCCGTATTCCAACTCAATGTTGGTAAACAGTTATTGGTTGATGTACCCAATTCTGCATTATCAGCTTCTCTTATGAAAGCTAAATTGTGTGCAATAGGTGCAATCGATGAACTTACTTTGGAAGCGTACCAAGAGGTAGAACTTCACGGGAAAGATGATAAGGTATTAGGTTGGCTTGTAAGAAAACCTGACGAATCTAAATCCCATGATGTAGCCCGATTGCTTGATATGCTTCAGCGTATTGGTAATGAAGAGGGTACCGAAGAATACGATGAGTTTCTCGGTATTGTTATCGATTCAATTCATTCGGTACTTTATGCCCAGGAAAATCGTAAGAAGATTTGGTTCGGGAAATACAAAGCATTATTCAAATTATTTTCAGACGAATTACGTGCAGATGTTAACAAGCAAGAAGGGCAACTGTTCTTTAAGAGTGGTAAGATCTGGCTCCGTAGTTCACAACCTGAGTTACCTGTAAAAATATCCAATGGAGAATAAAGAACAATTTTCACTGTTTGATGGGCCATCTGTTGATCTCACACCAGCGTATAAACTGAATGTTGGTCAACAGGAAGCCCATGATTGGCTTGTACCATTCTGCCTGGGAACTAAGGAAGACCGTAAAATACTTCTGGAAGGTTGGGCAGGTACCGGTAAATCATTCCTTATCAATCGTGTTGTTGAATCAGCACGAATTATTGATGATGGAGTCAATTTTGGTATGACAGCACCGACACATAAAGCTGTTCGGGTACTCAAGAAAAGTTCTGAATTAAAAGATGTTCTTGATTTCGGTACCATACATAGTTTTCTCGGTTTGAAAGAGAAGATTAACCATATCACCGGTAAAGTAACTTACGAGCCTGAATACCTTGGCGGTAAACCAAGACGTATTGATGGAATCGATATTCTTATTGTTGATGAAAGTTCAATGCTTGGAGATGATTTATTTGAGCATATTGAAAATGAACTTCGCAGTAATAGAAAACTACGTGTTATCTATATGGGTGATTCTTTACAACTCCCCCCGGTTGGAAAGAAACAAAAGACTGGAGTTGCATTTGCAATACCATTCATTCCTGAGCGTAGAACATCTCATAAGATTCATCACCTGGTACTTACTGAGCCACAACGTCAAGCTGCAGATAGTCCAATCATTGCTTATGCTACAGCTATTCGACAACAACACCATAAACAGAATATTGACTTTGAATTCAAGGAAGAATACAAACATGCACTTGAATTGCTCCCACAAAATATGGGACAGTTAAAAGACTTGTTCAGTACCTACTTCAAGACACAGCAATTCAAAGATGATCCTGATTATGCAAAAGTTGTAGCATGGCGTAATGATCGTGTGAATTACTTTAATTCTTTCATTCGTACAATTATCTATGAGAAAGATTTACTTCCAAAGTTTATGTTGGCGGAACAGCTTATCATGGATAAACCATTTGTTGTAAAAGACAAAGTGGTTATTGCGAATAATGAAGAGATTGAAGTGCTTGATGTTAATGAAACAGTTATTAATATCAAGTATACTGAAATCGATCGTGGTACAACAGTATTCACTAAGGAAACTGCATTTGAAGATCAGGAGATTGGCAAGAAGGTAAAAATCTGGACTCCTAAAGTTTATGTGATCACAGTGAGAACTCCTGAAAAGAAAGTTCACCAATTAACTGTATTGCATGAAGAAAGTGAACAGGATTATACTTTGATTCGATCTACTCTTGAAGGATTAGCTAAGAAGAATAAAGATCAGTTTGATCAGAAAGAAATGTGGAAACAATTCTATGGAGTTGAGAAACATTTTGCCTGGGTGAAATATAATTATTGTGTCACCTCACACAAAAGTCAGGGTTCGACTTATCAATTCGTATTCTCAATGGAATTCGATATGAATGCCAATAGAGATATACCTGAACGTAATTCTTTGAAGTATGTAGCCAGTACCCGTGCGAAACAGAAATTATTCATTGTAAAATAATTACTATGTATATCGAAGGAATACAGGAACGAGTAAAGATTATGCAGCGCAGACTTGAACTTTCAAGAGTACTTCAATTATCAAATCAATTCTTTCTTAAAGGTAGATATAAAAATTTACCAATGATCGATGGAGATCCATTACTTGAGTATATTTCTCAACTTGTTGAAAATGCTTACATCGCCGGCGCTAATGGTGTTGGAGAGAATGAGAATCGTATCACTGATACTGGACCAGTTAAAGTGCTTGCAGGTAACTACTGTAAGAATAAGGGATTACGCCTATGAAATTCACCAAAGAAGAAATGGCTCATATGGTTGCTACAATGAAACCTAATGAGATCAAAGAAGCTATCCAGGACGATGCATTGAAGTTCTGGGTAGCTAATGGGTACCGGTCAATCATTGCTGCAGCTACGGGGGTGGGTAAAACCCGTATAGCGGTACTTGCAGCTAAACGAGAATTACAATCGAATCCTAACGCTGTAATATACATTGCAGTACCTACAGAAACGCTTCGTGATGTGGATTGGCCGGCTGAATTCAAAAATTGGGGGTGCGAAGATATTCTCCCAAAAATCAATCTTCTCTGCCATGCAAGTATGGACAAGGTACAGGCTGGGGAAATAGATCTGTTTGTTTGGGACGAATGCCATCATGCTACTCCAAACAATTCTGTATTCTTCAGTAATAATAAAGTGTACCGTATGCTGTTTCTCACAGCCACTGAGCCTGAAGCCAGTAAATATGGTAATGAAAACGATAAGTTAATTATTCTTAAAACTTTGTGTCCAACCAGTTATATTGTAACGCTTGAACAGGCCCGATTCCTCAACCTGGTTGCTGATTTTGAAGTCAAGGTATTATTATTCGATCTGGATAAAACCTCAATGAATATTCTTGGTGGTACCAAAGCCAGGCCCACGTATACCACTGAAGCAGCTCAATACAAGTACTTAACCAAGCTCATACAGAAATCCATGTTTGGCGCTAAAAAGAGCCAGGGAATGATGTTCTTTTATGTGCAGAAACGGAACCAGCTATTGTACAATCTGGAGTCGAAAAAAAAGTTGGCAAAAACCGTAATGGGTAAGCTAATTACACCGGAAAATCGTACCTTAATCTTCTGCGGATCTATTGAACAAAGCAAGGAATTATGTGGAGAAAATATCTTTAATTCAAAGAGTGATTCTACTTATCTTAGCAAGTTCCAGGCCAAGGAAACCAATTTTCTGGGTGTTGTAAATGCCCTTGATGAAGGAAAGAATATCGATGCATTAGACCAATCAATTATCGTACAGCTTAGTTCAAGTAAACGTGGAATAACTCAACGTATCGGACGAAATATCCGGTGGAGAGAAGATCACACAGCTTTGATTGTTGTACTGGTGGCGAAAGGAACAAAGGATGAGGATTGGTACAGAGCCGCTTTTAAGGATTTTAATAAAGATCGGGTTAAAGAATATTACGTTAAAGCTGAATAATATGACTTTAGAAGAAATTATCCAGTACCTCAAAAATCAAGGTTATATCACTCAAGTTAATGATGATTATGTTTTATCTGATGAATTTCAAATGAAATGTAAAGTACGTAAACCTGCTTTTGATATTATAAAAATCGATCAACAAATTGCTGTTTTAAAAGCAAGAACTGCAACAGATTGGCAACAATTATTCATCCAATTCATTCAAGAGGCTAAAGTACCGGCTAAATTGGAAGATCATCGTGGTAATCTGTATTCAGCTAATAAATACAATCAGGATGCATGTAAAGCTTTCATCAAAGCAATCGATAAAGAAGGATACATCTATGATTTACTTGTTAAGAGTACCATGCTCTATTATAAATCTGGAATCAGGTTGAAGAAAGCAATAGGTACTTATTTTACATCAGGTGAATTCAGATCTGATTATCTAAATCTGAAGACTGCAGCTGAAGGCGGGGAAACAGAATTACAACAACACCTTAAAGAAGAGATCAATAATGGAGAACACAATCGTTACACCCTCGGATGAGTTTGATGTTGATACCGGTGAGATTCTTAGTCCTTATACCATAGGTGATTGTCCTGAAGGTGTTGATAAGATGCTTTGGGAAATGTGGAATGATGAATCTAAGCATGATCAATTCTTATCACAGTTAAGGCGTGGTATGCTTGGCCAGAATATTGGGCTTGATACCTCATTGGCGAATATTGATAAATACACTTATGGTATTCACAAGGCAAGGTACTATTTACTCGGTGGAGAATCAGGTGCAGGTAAAACCACTCTTGGTGATTTCATGTTCGTTCTCAAAGCCTGGGAATCTGCTAAGAAACAAAAGCGCCGGATAAAGATCTTTTATTGCTCATTTGAAATCGGTAAGACTGAAAAGCTTTATCGCTGGTGTAGTTACTTCATCTTTGTTAAGTATGGAATTCGATTACCAAGTGATTATTTGCAAGGAAGAATTACCGGTAAGTTAGTTGCTGAAGAACATGTAAAGATTATTCTGGAAGCTTACTCAGTAGTTACTGAAATGATGAAAGATGTTGTAATCCTTGAACATGTAACTCATCCAACGAACATATTTGAATCAATCATTGAAAATCACTTCGCCAAAGAAGGAATTGTTGAACGTACTCCAGTACCTGAAGCTGATAAGAAGAAAGGTAAGAAAGGATTTGTGAGAGGATACAAAGAGAATGATCCGAATTTGATAACAATTCTAATGATTGATCACTTAGCTCTTACAGGTAGTGAACTTCATTTGCATACAAAAGATATCATGGATAAGATGAGCAAGTATGCTATTGTTCTTAGAAATGTATTCTTCTGTACAGTTGGATTTTATCAGCAATTCTCTCCTGATATGATGAGTACCTACAGAGGATTAATTGGAAAGAAAACTGAAGCTACTGTAACTCCACAGCGTATTGATTTTGGTGATAGTAAAGCTACCTATCGAGATGCTGATGTTGTATATGGTGTAGTTAAACCTCAATCTGATCTCAGTAAGTTTCTCGGCTATGATTTGAGTCGTTTAGAAGGATTAGGCGAATCTTTCGTTGCCAATTACATTATGAAGAACAGATATGGCCCTGCAGCGCGTACCATTCCATTGTTTATGGATGGTTCAACCGGGTACATGTACGATCTACCATTAACACCAGGTAATCCACTTGCTATGCAACCGTGGTATGATAAAGCACAAGAAATTGAAAAACTATGTCAAGTATATTGCCCACAAAGCCTATAAAGGCAACACGAATTAATCCAAAGATCATTTTGTTCTATGGAGTTCCAAAGGTTGGTAAAACAGGAATATTAAGTACACTGGATAATTGCCTTAATCTGGATACTGAAGGTGGTGCCGAAATGTATGAAATACTTCGCTTACCAATTCGTAGTATGTCTGGAATTACTAAGTACAAGAAAGATGAAAAGGGAAATGATACTACTGAAATAGTAAGTACTTCCATTAACGAATTCATCAAAGATATGAATGCGGAAGCTGCCCGTCAAACAGCTGCAAAAGAACAGTTACGGTTTCCTTATAAATATATCGCAGTTGATACTCTGGATAAGCTAGAGGATTATTGCGAAGTAAGTGCAACCGTTGCTTATAAATCAACCGTCATTGGACAGAATTTTGAAGGAAAATCGGTCCTTGAACTTCCAAATGGTGCCGGTTATTATCATTTACGCAACGAGGTTCTGCGTGTGATAGATCAATTAGCTCTGTACTGCAAGCATTTAATTCTCATTTCTCACGTTAAAGAGAAAATCACTGACAAAGGTGGAGTTGCTGTATCCTCAATGGATATTGCACTTACTGGTAAACTGGGATCTATTGTCGCAGCGAAATGCGATGCAATAGGTTACTTGTACCGTCAGCCTGGTACACCTCTGATGGTGAGCTTTGAGACTTATGAAAGTTCCGTAATGGGTGCACGCTTTCCACACCTTGCAGGAAAGAGATTTGAATTCAGTTGGGATAAGATATTTATTCCAGAACCTGCACAATAATTATTCACATTTTAACACAGAACAAATGAGTTTTTTAGGATTCTTAAAAAGTGCAGAAGTTGAAGAAGTAAAAGTTGAAGCCTCAACAGGCGCAAAGCGTGGTGGTCCACGTAAACAATGGAATCCAGCCCCGGCATTACTTGCTATCAGGGTATGGATGGATGGATCAGTATTTCCATCGCAAGCATTGGTTGATAAATTCGATCTTGAGTATCGTGCTGGTAAAGTTACATTTGAAGATGTAGCTGCCAAGGATGCGGTACTGGAAGCTGATGGTATCACAGTTAAGACTCCGGCCAAAGAAGCCAGTAAGAAAAGGATCTTAACAGTTGAACCACCGGTTGGTAATGCGTTTGATGTAATCGACACCCGTGTTTGGGGTCAGTGGAAAGATGCTAACAATAATATGTTGTTCATTGGAGCCACAAGTAAAGATGAGCCTAAAGTTGATATGTTTGGTTCTACCGTTTATAACGATGAGGGCCAACCAAAGAGTACCGTGATGGAACAAGGTGCTGCAACTTTCGGTAAAGATGTTCTGTTAAAAGCCATCGAGGAATTATATGGTGTTACCTTAACAGAAGAAAAACCTTATGTTGATATGATCGTTGCCTCTGAATTAGAAGGCATGAATATTAATGAGAAATTCTCCAAGCCTATTACCCTGGTACCGAAAAGAGTTAGCCGTGGTAAAGATGCTGGAGCAGCAGATTATGTGCGTAGAGAAAACATGACCATTTATGGTTTTGTACCAGCAGAAATCGCAGGTCTTGCGGCTGGTAGTGGAGAAGTAACAATTGAAGACGTTGAGAATAACTCAGCTACAGCTCCTGAAGTTCAGGAGAATAACTAATACAATACTTAAGAGAGAAGGAGAAATTCTTCTCTCTATTATTTTCATATTATAACTCGAATATTATGCCGTTAAAAATCGGAGTTAATGAGCCAGTTTATATGAAGGGTATTACCCTTGATGATAAACTTTCTCTTGAAATTAAGTTTGATGATCCTACAGCAACGAAACCAACCAGTGGATTTGCTGCAATTCAGGATGATGATGTAATCGAAAACACAACATCATCTGTACGCATCTTTGGACCAAGTGCCAGTACCAAGACAGATTTAACTGAAGAGAAAAAGGTTGATCTGGCTGTATATGGTATCAACAAAGTTAAAGGCCAATTGCAGCATTTTATGCGCCAGTATATGACCACTGATGCTATGCCTAAGCTTGGTAAAGTTGCGTATAATGGAGTACCAATCGAAGAAGGTAATTTCAATGAACAGATACAGAAACTGGAAATCCAGAAAGAAATACACAAGAATATGTGTACTGCTTTCATCCAGGCTATGCAACCGTTCCTTGATAAAACTGATTTACAATTCAGGTTATTACTGGTTCGCCAAAGCAAAGACAAACATTTCCCGGCGTTACGCGGAAGCTATATCGAAGACAATCCTTTTTATGAATCTGTAGATGTACCGAAAGAAGCCAGCAAGCTGAAATTCACAGATTATGAAAAGAGAGAAGGTTTAGATGATGCAGCTCCGATCGCAAGGCCGGCTAAAGGCCCAGATGCAACAGAAGGTTCAGTACCTCTATCAGCTGAATCAGTATTTGGTGGATAATTAAATTTCTAACATGGAATATCTGTTATTCCGGGAAGAAGACATTTTAGAGCGCGTAGATGAATACGCGCTCTATTGTTTCTATCTCGGCTTTGAACCTTTAATCGGTGCCAAGTACCCATCTCCGGTACGTGGTGAGATACAATTTAACGAAGACAGAGATCCATCATTTGGAATCTATGAACGTAAGTATGGTGCAGGTTATCATGAATTCTTATGGAAGGATTTAGCCGCTAATGTACATGGAGATATATTCGATCTGGTAATGCTTCTGTTTGATTCAGTTAAGACCCGTAGAGAAGCAATGAAAGTTGTAATGGCTGATTTTGGATTAGGCGGTACCAGTATAGTTAAAGCTCCATCAAAAGTACCTGATCGTAAATACCTGGAACCAATTGACATAGAAATTAAAGCTCGGCCATTCAATCGATCAGATTTAAACTATTGGCAGCAATTCAATATCACACAACAAATACTTGAACAATACACGGTGAAAGCTATAGCAGCTTATTGGATAACTAAGGAACAGAAGACTCCTGATTATCCAAAAGGATTGGGATATGCTTATCGTGAATGGGACAAGTACCAGTTGTACTTTCCTCATGCAGAGAAGCGATATAAATTCCGCCATAACTTAACTGAAGTATGTGTTCATGGATTCAAACAATTGCAATACAATTCTGATCTTTGTATTATTACTAAATCCCGAAAGGATGTGATGTGCTTACGATCATTTGGATATGAAGCAATATCACCGCGTAGTGAAAATACACCATTACCTGATTTATGTTTGAAACATCTCGAATCTAAGTACAAGCATATTGCGGTACTCTTTGATAATGATGGTAAACATGCTGGTGCTAATCTCCCTTATCCAAAGGTTTATATCCCAATGGATTTAAGACCTGATGATAAAGATGTATCAGATTATTGTTCTCATCATGGTCCGGAAGAAACTCTACGAATGCTTAAACAATTAAAATTCTATGAATAAAAAATCAACGAACATCAATGATAAATTCGGACAATTAATTCATGAAGATGATAAATTACTTCTTGAATTTGAGACTATTAAAATGCAAGGAATTGCTAAATGGTCAGAAGAAAATAATGAATGGGAATTGTATAAAGATGAAGGAAATCATGTAGGTATTGAACACAATAAGGAACGTATTCGCATAATATCTTAAACAATTCTATGTATAAAACCAGAAAACGATACAATCGGAAAGAAGCCGAATCAATCCTTGAGGATAAATACAAAGGCAATAATTGTTCTCTTGATATTCCAGGGTACCCTACTGTATATGGTATGGTTGATGGAATCTCTATCGAGACAGAACGTGGTGCTGAAATAGTGATCATCTATATTCATGATAAACGCTACACTGTAAGTATTGAGTGTTTGAGTGAATGCTTAAACTTATTGTAATGAAAATCAGGAAACAATATACTCTATTTATAAACGGGTTAACTGCTACTGCATTTTGGGGTGGTTCTGGATTTAATAACCGCATCTCACGAGCTACTTTAGGTACAATATATGATTGTACTTTATCTGAATTGAAATCAAATATTAAACAACTTACCTCTACAGGATTTCTTGTATTAAGAGGAAGAGAATCTTAAAACTATGGCAATTCACATTGAACAAACACGTACAATGGGCGGTGGTCATAACAAGATCATCGACCAGGGTGCGATTGACATGATATTGGATAACCTTCAGAAATCGCAATATGGTTATCCAATTAAATCTACTACCAGAGAGCTTGTGTGTAATGCTGTTGATTCTGTTTCCGAAAGAAATGTTGCAGAACTCATTCTTACAGGTAAGAATAAGGTAGAAGATTTCTTTGTACAACTCGAAGGAGATGTGTACAAAGATTCAAAATTCGATCCCAGTTATTATGATCTCAACTGGCTTAGTAAGAATAACGAAGTTGAAATTCGTTATATTGTTGGCAGTAAGATGGGTAGAGATAAACTCACCATCAAAGATTATGGAGTTGGGATTGGTGATAAACGCTTGAGAGGGTACCTAAACCTGGGATTCAGTACAAAGCGTTTGAGTAAGTTACCTGTTGGTAAATTCGGTATCGGCGGAAAAGCTGCATTGAGTACCAGTGTTGATTTCTATACAATGGAAAGTAATTACAATGGTAAGAAATTCAAATTCAATATCTACTCATCAACTTATGATAGTATTATTCCGGCCATGAATATGGAGCTGGGAAAAGAAAATGAATTCCTTCTCTTTGATGATTATAAAGTCTACTGGGAACCAACTGATGAAAAGAATGGTGTTACTATTTCTCTGGAAACAAAGAAGAGTCATAAGCAACAGTACATCGATGCAGTTAAATCTCAATTGCTTTACTTCTCGGATCTTAAGTTCATTGTTGAAGAAGAGGGTACCGAAACCTTGATCAATTACAAAGCTGAGATATTGTATGAGGATAATTATATCGTATTAAGCGATAATGATTATTTCTCTAAGCCTCACTTACTTCTCAACAAAGTAAACTACGGATACATTGATTGGGATGAATTTGAACTCGAAGCCAGAGTAGGTAATATCGGTATTAAGGTTGACCCTGATGATATCGATGTAAATCCTAACCGTGAATCGGTGATCTGGTCTGATAGAACTAAAGTAAAAGTTCTGGAACGATTCAAACAGGTAACTGATATTGCCACTAATTTCATTAATGCTGAATTACAGGAGAAAGATTATCTTAAATGGATTCGTGCTTGTTTTTCAGCCAGCTCCAGATACGGTAATAACGGCGTTCTTGATAGATTAGCTAAGATCGTTGATTTAAGCGAGGCTAAGATTAAGTATTCTGTTGATCCTCGTATAGAGTACCGGCAGACTGAACTACTCAACGGATTGTATGCAAGGTATGTATCATTAACTCGTGAACAACGCGCTAATAAATATAAGAACGTTGTCAAGCGTAAGGAAATTAAGATGCTTGCTGATTACTACCATCTTCCTTTCTTTATAATGAATGCTGAAGAGAAAGCTGGTAATCGAAAAGATAAATGGCTTCTCTCAATGTATCCAGAAGGATTTGTTGCTGTATATGCTCCATTTGCTACTGAAGAAGAAATGAAACTCTCAGGAATGAGTGATGAATTCATTGAATCAATCAAAATACATCGAGCTAAACGCGATGGTGAAGAGAAGAAATTTGCTACACCCGCAGATACATTCAAATATATCAGTGCAAGTGATGGAGTGTTAACTTATGCTAATGTTGAAGTACCTGAAGATTTTAAGGGTACCGATGAAGAGGAAGAGGAGAAGATTGCTGAAACTGTTGAAGAGGAAGAAGAAATTCAATTGGCTAAATCAACTGCAGATGAACGCAGGAAGTTAGAAGGTAAGATTCTTATCTATACTCCTTCAGCAGAACGTTATAATAACTATAACAATTCTACTGTTGATCCTGTTAAAGCTTATGAGATGAAGAAGATTGAGATTCCTATTAAATCAATTAACGATTGGGATTCTCAAGAAATCTATTACGCAAGAGCAGGTGAAGATGAAATGTTGCAGTTTGTAGCAATGCTAACCCGTGATACTTATGCTGAAAACTTTATTGGTCATGGTGATAGATATTGTCATGCATCAAGAGAGAAAGATCATATGAATCGTGGTGATATAGCTTGGGGTTCAAAGAAGTGGTACCGTCTCAATGAATCTAAACTTAAGGATCTCAAAGTTCAGCAATGGGATGCTTATAAATTACAGCACTTCTTTGATAACAATGAAATCACTCTCGTTAAATCAGCAGAAGCTAATATCAAGTATCTCCGGGATTTCAAACCTCTTCAGGAATTTTTCATACAGATCAAAAACAAAAAAATTACAATGAGTAATTTATTAATTCGATGGAATACAGCCAGAATCATTAAGGATAAACTGTATTCATGTGCATTCTTATACAACTTCGATATATTCAATTCTAAGTATTCGGAAATGTACCAACAGCTAACACAATATGTTGACAGGCATTATCGTGAAGTAGAAGGTTCAACCGGCTATAATTACTTTGGATTGAATCAGGATATCTATAATGATTTAACAAATCACTTGGATAAAGTAGCAAGCTTTCAACAGTTTGTAGCGCAAAATCCTGATACTCCAGAGATTGCGATATTGGCAATGGAACTCTTCGGTAACAAAGAACTTACTGATGGTATGGCACTTGATCCTGAGATGATAATTATTCTTGATGAAGTATTGGAATTCACGAATGCTTGTGGTAATTTGCTTAACCAGATGCCAACTCTTACCGGGTACCCTTATGGCGCTCATGTTTATACCAAAGGAACACCACGCACTAAGACTCTTATTGGTGAGCAGCTGGAACAGGAAATTAAACATTATCTTGAATATAAAGGAGTACTGTCTTATGAAAAGATTATCTCTATGGATGAAGTTGCTGTCGCTCCGCATATGGAATTGGAGCATGTTAATTGATGTAAGTTTCAGTCGATTAGTACTTCAACTTGAAACAATGGATGAGTTACCTTGGTGGTATACTGATCTCCTGGACAATATGGCTACATGCGAAGCCGAGATCGCAGAAGTAAAGGACAAATTAAACCGTCATAAATGATGTTAATCGTGAACAGGGTCAATGACCTAATCTCAGGCTCATTCAATGGGCAACAATTCGGTGTAAGCTTCGATCAAACGAAATATGATCTTATGCTTGCATTACAAGATCGCGCAGATGCTGCGACTACAGTTGAAGAAATGCAGGACATTATCAAGGAATTTGAACCTCTTACCAAAGAGAGTTACAAAGAACTTGTTGAAACAATGTGCCCGTATATTCTTGTCAACAGACACAGCAATAAATTCTATCTGCAATTCAATGGCAAAGTAAGTTCTTATGAACTGCCGCAGGGATTCGTTGATCGTATTTTGAAATCAGTTGAGAAAAACATTAATGTAACTCCATTGATTAAGTGTTGGGTACGTTTCCTGCGTGATGTACCAGGTCGTCCAAAATATACTAAAGCAAGAGGTGAACTCTTTGATCAGTATATCAATGCTCCGTATGTTAACTCTGATAAAGTTCAGAAGTTAATGAATGACGAAGGATTGAGCAATAAAATGGCTACTGAATTATCTACAACAACACAGGTTGCTATTACTCAAGAAGGTTTACTTGTTTGTTATAAGGTATCTGCAGAAGTTCGTGAACGTTATGAGCTTAATGCCGATGAAGAAGTAATTCAGAAAAGTCGCTACAAAAAGAACGTTGATCCTGATACTGGATTCGTTACATACAGCGAACCTACAGCAGTTGAAGATCGTCTCTTCAAACCTTATGTAATGAAAGATCGTGGCGATGAATTTTATTGTGGTGATAAGAAAGGACATTTCATCCGTGTTGGTCAACGCCATTGGTTGGAATCATGGGATCAGGTAAGTTCACCAGGCTCTAAAGGGCTTCATTGTGGTGGCCTTAATTATATCAGAGGGTACCAAAATGGTGAAGATGCTGTAACTCATAACATCTTTGTTGATCCAGCTAATATTCATACCATCGCTGGTGTTGGATATGGTAATGATGGCGCTATGACAGTGAAAGAATACTTTGTATTCTCATCATTCGCCGGCCCGAACAAATCTATTTATCATTCTTCTACTTATGCAGCGATCACTGATGCTGAATATGCGAAGATGGTACAGGAGATTGTTGAGCAGACCAAAATGAAACAGGAAGAAGCTCAAAAGCTGATGGAAACAACTCAGGCATTTGGTGCACCAATTACAAAAGCAACAACCAGTACCGGTTCAACTGAATCAGGTTCTAAGTTGAATATTGATGATGCGTTGAAAGGATAGCAGTCAGTTGGTTTTATATACAAAGACCCGGTATCATTTGATATCGGGTTTTCTTTTTAACTTAGCTGAATGAAAAAAGAACCAAAAGAAAAGATAGTGAAACCAAAACGTGGAACTTCACGTAATAGAAATGCTGGCCATGCGTATGAACGTACCTGCAGAGATCTCCTTATTGATGCAGGATTTCCTCATGTTGTAAGCACTCGATCGGAAAGCCGGTCCCGTGATGCACAAGGAATCGATCTTATCAATAAAGATGAAGGTACCAATGGTAGATTACCTTACAATGTTCAATGTAAGAATTATGCAACTCATTTAAAATATGCTGATGTACTTGGACGAATTCCTAAAGTACCAGGTGTTATTAATGTGATCTTTCATAAGCTTACATCGAATAAGGGTAAGAGTAATAAGATGGGTCAATTTGTAACTCAAGGGCATTTTGCTATTCTTCATAAAGAAGACTTTCTGCAGATCATGAAAGATCGAATAGAACTTGAAGAATTCAGAAAGAATAAAGCTGCATTGATTCGTGCAAATGACTTAGTAAACGAAATATCTAAACTCCATTAATATGGTCAGTTTGATCGATGCCGATTCAATCGTGCATATACTCGCCTACAATCATCGTGATCACACCGATGTACAGGTTGTAGAAGCTGCAGCTGATGATTTTGTGAGAACTATTCTTACAATGACTCATGCAGATACATATTTAGGTACCTTCTCAAGTGATAAGAATTTCCGTCACCGGGAATATAAATATGCTAAATACAAAGGTGAACGCCCGGAACGTCCTGATTGGTTTAAATTCTGGGAACAGCCTATTAAACAATACCTGGAACGTGAATGGAAATTTATAACGCCAAGAGATCTTGAAGCTGATGATATCATGGGAGCAATGGCTGAAGTATTTCCAGATTGTACTATTTGTTCTCCTGATAAGGATATGAAACAAATTCCTGGAGTACATTATGATTACAAGAAAACTGAAATGGTACCCGAACTGATCAGTGAAGAAACAGCTAAATATAATTTCTGGCTACAGATTCTCACAGGAGATGGTACCGATAACATCAAAGGTGTACCAGGTCTTGGTCCCAAGAAAGCTGAAAAAGTACTCACTGAGTTGGATAATGCACTTCTCTATGGTACCGCTGTAATGAATGAATTCATTAAATATTTTGGAGCTTACTATGGCCCAATTATATTCAAAGAAACAAAATTAGCAGTGCAATTAATGTGCAATAAGCATGTCTTTTTTGATATTTACAAAAATGATTTAGAATATATCGCTAATAACTGTATTCATACAATACCTGCAAGAAAAGAGAAATCTGGATTTGCATCCATTCAGGAATAATGTAGCTAAACAAAACAGTTCTATGTCACATAAGCTGATAGAAGAATTACGGAGAGAAAATCTGTGCACCCATTTTATCTTACCGTTGCTCAAATTGAGCAAGTTTAGTTTCGTGTCTTCTAACTTCGTGAATTGTTATCTTGCCAAAGATAGTTTACCATCCAAAACCCGTTTAATTGTGCAGGTACTTGATCAGTCTTTGATTGACCAACATATCTACAAACACAAGGAATATATCTCATCTTACAAAGATGATCGAAGCTACTATTATATAGTATTTCTTGTGCCAATTAAATGGATAACGGATATCACTTATTTCCGTACTGGCCGTTTCAGTCTAATGTCCAATGATGCGAAAGATCATATCATCAGATATAGTCGATTGCCTTATAAGCAAACGAAGAAAGGTCAAACGGAAACAGATGGAAGATTATTGGCACTGGATAGGCATCCACAGTTAAGAGCCATGTGGGAAACTGAGTTGAGTAATCCGCGATCGATAGTAGAACTATCTGATTCGGATGAATTACTTAGTATTCCAGGGGATGAATCGTATCTCGATATTAATCGACTAACCCCTATACACATATCCTGAATAGGAAAACCACAGCTGTAATGGCTGTGGTTTATTTTTTGATTTCGGCCATTTATCCTACTGCTGGCCAACGATTATCTTTACAACTTGATGATGGATTCGCGGTGAGAGCTGCTAATGGACATCCACATAATCCACACTTATAAATAGATCCCTCTTCGTGAATTGATTGAACCAAGATTTGTCCGGTACCAGATAATTGAACCTTGTTGGGGCAAGATTCACAGATCTGTAGACGTTTATCCATCAATTGTCGGGTACTTTGATTCCCATTAATGTAATGGTACCATCCTGATGCAATCTCAAGTAAATTCATTATCGTTTATAATATCCAATTAGAAATCCGGCAAGTGCCATTACAATAGCACCAATGATACCCAGAAATTTCCAAGATGTAAGAATAACATTTTGAAACTTTTCATGTGCAGCACTTTGTGTTTCAAGCATTTTAATACGCTCTGTCAAACCAGCTTCTCCAGCCACTTTATTTCCCATAAGTGCATCATAAACTTCTTTCACCTGGCTAGACATTAAACCCATGCCTTTTTCGATAGATTCGAGTCGTTTATCCATTTCCATTTCTAATTGTTTGATTGTCATAATATCACAGTTTAAAGATATGGTATTAAAATAATCATACCATTAAAATTCGATTAAGTTGTTTTATGTTTAAAGAATAACCGGGGAAGAAACACCAGATCACTCCAGGTTATTTTACCATCGGCAAATACATCGATGAGAAAGTACCCCAAGTTGTTAAGAGAAATATTATGAAGAATATCTCCATCTAGTTCCTTAACCCGTTCTCCAGCATGAGTAATGGCTTCCCGCACTGTAAATTGATCTGAATCGATTAAACCTGCTTTAAAGAGAATAGGGATGATATTATTCAGAAATTTCTCTTTCAAATCTTCTGGAATTAACTTCAGCACATTCTCAACTGCAACATCATAATCCTGGCCAGATTTTATTGCATTGATAATATCGCTGCTAACTTTAACGATTTGTTTTTGTTCGGTTGTGAGTCCACCAAATATTTTATGGAAGAGATCACCAAGAAATGAAAAAATACTCATGTTTGGATTGATTTATTGTGAATAATTAATTTACATCTTCAAAATCTTTTTTCTTTACACCAAGTCCTTTAGCAATACCCCATACAAAAAGATCAACAGCACTCATGTACAAGAAAATTTTAATTTTCATTTTATCTGTGAACATATCTTCGGCTGCAATAAGAACAGTTGCAGCCTTATTCGCTAAGAAGATAATTCTGAATGTCCATGTGGCCCATATCGGGGATGGAGATCCTGGTGCAAAAGTTACGGTACCTTTCACATCTTTAGTGGTTGATACCTCTTGTAATTGATCTGTCATATTATTTTATTTTAGTGAAAAATTTATTGAGCTACCCAGTTAGTTCCGTTACAAGATACGTTTGTTCCTATTGATCCACCCCCCACGATTGTTGCAAGAAAAGCGGGTGCAAGTGCATCAGTGACATACGCCTGATAGCCTTTCTGCCCCGTTGCACATGAGGGTAAAGTGGCTACAGTGTATTTAGCAAAAGCAACCGGTCCACTTACAATGATCGGCATGGTTGTATTTGCCCCCAGTATTGAAATGCCGGTGCCGTCATAGTACACATAGCCCATTGGCGAACCATTATACGCTAATACGATCCCACCGGAATACCCTGATCCCCAACCATGAAACGCGCCCCAATTACCGCCAGCACCGCCACTTATCACTGGCCCACCAAATCCAACATCTTTAAATAAAGAACTTCCTGAAGCAGAAAAACCGTTTGCGGTAACATTACCGGTAGCTGTCAATCCACCCGCCTGTATAATGCCAGTTGTTTGGAAACCCTCTGTTGAATTGGTTAGAGCAATTGTTCCTGAAATATCAGGTAATAACCATTGTCTACTTGTTGTTAAAGTTGTTGGTTGTAAAGACCCGCTTGTTCCTGCCTGGTTAAAGATTACTCTGTTAGTATCTATGCTTACTGAATTTAAAGCTGTATAAGCACTTATGTATCCGCTGGAAGAAGGAGCGTTTGATATTAAAACGCTTACCCGGTTGGAGTTTAGAGGACTTGCTATCAAACCATGCGGGTATATTGAATTATTATACGAAGCATCGCTCACCACTACTCCAGCATTAACACCAGTAGGTGTAGTATACAATTCTGTTCCGCGAAAAGTTGTTGTTGTAATAGAACTTGATACAATCAAATTTGATGGTATTGATAGAGTTACTGCCCCCGTACTCGCAGAAGCTGTTATTTGATTAGCTGTACCACTAAGCGTTGTTACACCGCCAGGTGAACCATTAGATGCTGCTAAAATTCTGCCTTTTGCGTCAACAGTAATATCAGCATTTGTAAATGATCCAACATTACCGTTTACAGTTGCTAATGTAGCAGTTGATGTTAAATTAGATGTACCATTAAAATTCCATAATACAGTAACATCTCCATTTGATCCTATTGAACGGGTTGTAGCTAATGCATCAGCGGTAGCAACGTTTCCAACTATTGTGTGTGCTGGAGCAATTGTCAAATCAGTAAAATACCCTTGTTTTACAAATTCAATTGCACTGCCAATTGTGTCTGTTATCCGCGCACTGCCGGCTATTCTAAAATAATCTTTCGGAGTAAAAATATCCTGGTCTGAACTTCTATGAATAATTGAATTACCGGTATTACCTAATGGGAATTTGTCATTTATATAATTAGCAATAAGTGTATTTCCTGCTGTATTAAGATGAGTAATATCTAAATAGAATGGATCATCTTTTTGTGGTGGTAATATTTCTTCAAGGTCGATGAAAACATAATACTTAGAAAATCCAGCTCTTAATGAATCATTTAATCTTTTCCTGGCACGTTCTTGAGTTGGAGTAAAATCATGCTCATAAAATGCAGAAAATAATACCACTTTAAATCCATCATTCTTAGCCATATTACAATATCCCAACGTACTATCAGCAATAGAATAAGGATTAGGATTGGCTCTTTGTTGAATATCGTTAATATTTATCATAACGAATAAATATGCTTCAGTAATGCCGCCAGTTGGTCGTTTCGGATATACGTTGGCTAAATATCTTCCATACAGATCACTAATATTTGAACCACCTAATGCCACATTATAAGAAGTACCGGTACCAGAAAAATTAGACATCGCCATTACTAAAGTAGGAATAGAAGTTTCTCCTAAATAAGTGGTAAATCTGGAGTCTCCTTCCCATACATAATTTACATCTGTTCTGGCACTTTTTACAAGTGCTGTTGTTACTACTGAATGAGCTGTTATAGTCCCAGCCACAGTCAAATTAGATAATGTACCTACCAATGTAATATTAGGCTGTAATGCAGTCACAATCGTTCCTGCCAAAGAAGTCGATGCAGTTATTGCTCCACTTGAAACAATAGATGAAGGAGTAATATTCCCTAATGATATATTATAATCAGGAAATGCTCCTGTCCAGGATACTCCTGATGCCCCATTAACATTTAGTTCTTGTACATAAGACTTTTTAGCCATTACAGTAGTATCTACTGTAAATGTTATATTGGGGTATGTACCTGTAAGAGTTATTCCAAATCCTGCAGTTGGATTGAATTGCGCTGATCCAGATCCTGTAGCAAATAAATTCCACATATTTGGATTAAGTGTACGAAACCAAATTTTATATGCGCCAGTTGATCCTGTTAAAATTAATGAGCCACGGTATTTACTTGCAACACTTAAATTAGCTGCAGTTGTATCTGCATAAATTGTTTGTGGTAGGGCCAACATAAGATTTGGCTTTATTCCACCAATTACTGAATCAAGTGTATTAGCATTACCTCTTGGTACAGCATTGGTAAATTGTGCGTTAACAGATAAAAAGCTGCAAATAATTAATGGAAATAATAGGAGTTTCTTTATCATAATTGAAAAAATTTAGCTCCATCTCCTGTAATTACATCGTCAGGATAAAGAGTAAGATTTGTAAAAGTTATTTCACCAGTTGTTCCGTTTATTATCCATCCAGTTTGTACAACTTGATTATTTAAAAACACAGTTGTAGTATCCATTAATCCCAGTAATTGAGCGTCTGTTACACTCATTCCTTCAGCAGTTACAACAATTCTGAAACTATACGGTACCTTAATTTGTGTATAATTAGGCACCGGTACAAATTGAACACTAACTGTACCTGAGTAATCAATTGAATTATCACAACCTTTATCATATAATAATTGCTGTAAATCTGCTACTACTGAGGCCATTTGTGCTGCGCTGGAAAAGTTATACGCATCAATTGTGTAGTTCCACATTTGTAAAAAATAAATGTAGAGATAAATCAGATCCCGTTTACAGATCTCTTTATCATGTGTTGCATACAATCTACTATACCCAGCACGTAAAGACAATGCTGTAAGCAATGCCAATGCCCTGGTTATCGTAAGATCGACTTCTGCTTCTGTTATTTTAGTAACAGTTTGCTGTACACAGGAATTATTCATATTAACAGGTTGAACAAGTTGATGAGGGTAATGTTACATCGGCCGTGATCAATCGAGCTGCTTCATGTGCTTTTGCGTAATTCTGATTAGCATAAGCAGCTTGAGAACTGAATTTCAATAATAAATCATCAAGCGTATCCTGTACCGAATCACATTTATTCGCGCGTAATGGTAAGCTTGCTATCTCATTGCCAATCTTTACATCAGCTTGATTTAATACTAATTGAGTACTGGTTGCCAGATAATAACGATATATTGTTGTTGCTGTTGTAACAGTACCAGGCAATGCCGTATATAATACAATTGTTGTTACTGAGATAGATTTGATTACTTGAGGAAATGCAAGACCATCAATTGATAGCGCATATACATTGCCCAATAGAGCACGATAATCCTGGCCCATTGTAAGAGTAAGACGATCAGAAGATATTGCTGTAATACCAATTGCTGCTACAGGGGAGACAGCTGGGAATGTTATTTCTTCTCCAAAGAGTACCCCAAGCAGGTTTACACCATCTCTAATTGGTACTGTGGATTGGAAGCCTGCAGTAAGATTTCCTGAATAAGCTGTAGCCGGCACCGCATCTTCAGCATAGGGTTGCGTTTGCCCATAAATTGAGGTAATTGCAGCCAAATTAGCTGGCGCATTTGTTGAGCCATAGCCGGTACTTCCCCCGGTTGGTGTAGCATCGATCACTGTAAAAGAATCAGATGTACGCGGTAAAGCTGTTAAGGTAATAACCGGTTGGAAGCTCATATACGAGTATTTTGGTAAAGTTAATGGTTTATTTATTTCTGAATATCATCCAGATCACGATTGATCAATGTATTTAGTTTCGGATATTGATTCAATATTGGGAATGCTTTAGCTGTTTTAAGTATCCATCTCTGAGTAGCATCTTTGTGTTCATCACCCGCAATAACGATAGCTGTAGCTTTCAATGCACCCCAATAATTTATCAGTACCCTTGTGGCCGGTACAATATTACCGGTTAAAGAATTGAATGCTGTTGGAGATGAATATTGCATCAGATCCTGGTAATTACGTAACATTAAGTTAATCGCCAACTGTAATTTCTTCGCTGCAGCCGTTTTCTTCTTACCCTTACGATCATCTTCAAATCCTTTGAGCATCATAATTGCTATAGCAAATGAAGCTGTCCAGGCAAGACCGGCGAAGTTCTTACGCATGTTCTCAATATCAGTTTCAGAGATCGGATTACCTTGTTTATCTGTACGGCCTTCAAATGCATCGATCTGTACACCAGGTAAAGATGATAGAAGCTGTTTGAGCATTATACCTGCTGAATTCAGTACACCTAGATCGCCATAAGTTACCCAGCGACCTTTAACCTTACGGCCCAGTTCGATATCATTACGTTCACCAAGGAACCTGGTAGCGATACCTTCCGGGAACCAGCTCATCCTGAACTGCCCAACTAAGCGCCATAGGAAATTTTTCTTCGCAAGTAATGGAGCATTTTTATCCTGATTACCAAAGATGATAGTTGAGATCTTACGAGCTTTGTTACGGAATTGATTCCATTCTTTCTGTTCAGAAATATCTGTAGAGTACCAGTTTGTATTTACACCATACTTTTCTTCATTCCAATTGCCTTCTGCATCCAATGCATCATATAAGGAAATGGTTGACTTCTCTCCAGTCTCCTGATCAGTTACTTCAACCTGTTGTTTATGCATCATTGCGAGTAACATCTTTCCCTTTACATAAAAGTCACCACTTCTCTGCCAGTTAAATGGAGTGAGAGATTTAAGTAATGGGCTGATACGTTTCGATGGAATATTACTTTGTCCATACTGAGTATCAACTACATCGCCCATGATACCTGCACGATCAATGATATTAGTAATCTTACGTGCTTCTTCTCCTTGAGATAATCCAAATGAAAAGTACCTGGCCATTGAATTGCTCATCTTCTTCATAGCCCATGTAAGATCCTTATGACTAAAATCTCTACGGCCATTAGCATGAATATTCAACGAGATTGAACCAAAAGTTAAGTTAGTAATAGCTGATACAGGGCTAAATCCAATTGTCGTTAATTGATTCAACCCAATAAAAGTATCTGCAACTTTACTACCATAAATATTACGGGCATTAGCTTCATACTTCAGTAATTCAGTATCGATCTCTTCAAGTTTTTTATCAAGATCATCAGTTTGCCATTCGCCTTCGATATTAGCATCAGTAATTTGTTTCTCAACTTCTTTACGTTGAAGAGTTAATTCTTTGATACGTGCTTCAATCTTAATTTGCTTGGCTGGATTACTGGAATACACAGCGTTGGGTACTTTACCTTCTAATTCTTTTGGTTTTTTAAAGAGTACCGCATCCTTGAAGTACTTAATATCATCCAATAGATTACGTAATGGTTTACCTTCTGTCTCACCTGCAGTACGTTGGCGATTAACTTCTTTTACAATGCTTTCAGCAACATTGATTGAATCAAGTACCGGAGACATATGCTTGTAATGTAATGCCATCATAGAAAATACTTCAGCTACACGAATTAAATCCCTGCTACGTTGTTCAGGTTCTTGTGTACGTTTAGTTGCATGTGTATACATGATTGGAATTCTATCAGCATGAATGCGTGCATGTTCTTCCTGTTCAGTAGCTGTTAACGCATTTAATATAATAGTATCAAAGTTTCTGATCTTACCAATCATACCAGCTAATGTATTAACTGTATCAGGGCTTATAATTGGTAAGAAATCTTCTTCCAATTCTGTTTGGATATGAACAGGAAGATAAGATACCATCTCAGAAATGATAGCACGATATTGATCATAGATGTTACGAACTTTCTCATCTTCATTAATAGTTTTATATTTCTCATCAAAGAATTCTTTGGTACTGGCCTTGGGAGCCATCACTACCCACTTATCTCCATTGTTGAGATACTTCACTTTCTCAGTACTGTTCATCTTATTTAAAAATTCAGTAGGAGAATTGTACTGTATCCACTTATCGTACTGTATAGTTTGTTTCTCTTTAAGAATCTGTTCTTGCTCTTCTGGAGTTTTAAGTTTATCCTCATCTGATAATTCAACTTGAGAATAAATGAAATCCTTAGCGATTACACGTTCTTCAATATAACGTTGAAATTTCTCATGCGCTTTATCTAATAATTCATTAGCATAAGCTTCTGATCCAACTTCTTTAGCTAAATTTTCAAACGCAGCTTTCGATTTATCATCATTCATTCGGGTACCATCTTTGAAATCAAAAAATACACGAGTATCAACGAAGACAGCTGATTTACGTATCTCACTCCAATACTTATTCCAAGCTTCAGCTTTCTTCTCACGGCGAACCTGATCAGTAATACCATCAGCCTTATCCAACCCTTCAATAGTTGTATGGAGCTTAGATTTCATTCCATTCACATGAGAATACCACTTATTAGATAGACGCTGTACCAATCCCCAGGTACCGTCCTGCATGAATGCGTCTGCAGTTACACCTGCTTTTTTCATTTGAGCATTAAGTGATTCCAATTTCTTACTTATACGATTGATTTCTTCATCACGATTATTAGCAGCTTCCTTACCCATTACAGATATTGCTTGTGCCAGTACCGGCTTCACACGGGCCAGCTCAAGGAATTTAGCAACACCTTGAGAAAGTTCTTCAACATTGGATTTGAAATCTGCAGTTGATGTAACAACATAGCGACCATTCAAGAATTCAACAACGATATCTCTGGCTTTAGAATTAATCAACTCAATTCTTTTCTGCTGTGCATCAGATTGTATTTGAGCGAATTCTTTATCAGTACCGGTTATCTTGGTAAGATCACCGTATAATAATTCAGTCAACCCACTCCAGATATTAGTCACTTCAATGGCAGCCTGTACATCAGTAGCTGATGGAGAATCTTGAGCCAGTACCTTATCAACCCAAGCTAATTGCTTCTGCCCGGTAGTTACAATCAAATCAAGATTACGTTGACTGGCCAATTGATATACATCTTCTTTCAATTCACGGTAGCGAATACTTAATGCAACACGTTCAGTTGGAGTTTTAGCATTTGATATCGCGTAACCAGCATCATCTAATTGCTTACGGAGTTTACCCAAGATTTTATCAATCTTAGTTACTGGTGCTGATTTAGATTCATTGGTAATATTAACTGTGAAACCAATCGGTGATTGTTCAATAGTTGTTTCGCGTTGATAATTCAATTCAGCAATCTCTTGTAATTCTTTTGCTTCAGCTTCAGTATCCACAATAAGTGGCATCGTTTCTTTAAGAGCTGTATCAATATTTACATTACGATCAGTTGGTTGAGTAAGCATGATAGTATGTATCAATGCTTCTTTTAATAATGAATCATCCTTAACAGTGAATCCAAATGCTTTAGAGAATGATTTCAAGATATCAGCAATCTTCTCAATGAATCTTTGTAAGAATCCTTTCTCTGTACTTGATGGAATAGTGTTAAGGTACCCTGCTACATCACTGTTGGTCATTACATGAGCAACTAACTCATGAACATTGGATAATGCATAAACCATTGTATGATCTACTGAAGTTACAACTCCATTAGCAAGATCTGCTTCAATTTGCTTAATACGTTCAATACCCAATTGCTTAGATAAAGCGTTATAAGCTTCATAGCGAATACGATCAAGTTCTTTTACATGTTTATAAGTCTCAGGATTCTTTTCATTAAAATCTTTATTAATAGCTCGTATTAGATTTGATATTTTATAATCACTATTAAAAAGTCTTTCATCAAATCCTGTAGCATAAATAATTGCCTGAGTTCTTGAATGCAGCATTTCATGTAGAAAAGTTTCAGCTGCACTTTTTCGAGTATTTATATTGCTTGGGTTTAAAACTAAATTACCTGATGCATCCATACTTCCACGGCCTGAAATTGTTGTATCAAAGACTACATTAATACCGTTGAATTCCCAATTTAAAGCCTTACGTGCTTCTCTGGTCATACCACCTTCTGAAGTGCTATCCAGTAGTTTTGCTGTTGTTCGTAAATACTCAGGAATGAGTGTATTATCTATAATATCTCTAATCGCTACATCAACAGTCCATCGTCCTTCTTTCAATCCAATTTGTTCTATAGGAGATACGCCTTTATAATAATTAGCATTATTGCCTTTAAATCCTTCTTGAATACTTGCATTGATAATATTTTGAATTGGATTACCATAAGGAATGGATGAAGCTAACGCACGATTCTCTGTAAAGATTGATCGCTGTGCACCATCTACATTACCATTGTACTCATCAGTGAATTTATTACCCAGTGTATCAATACGAGTATAATAAGTTGATTCACCAACATGATTGATATGGTACAGTACCCACTTGTTTTCAGCCTTACTACGATAAGAGGCAAATTGTTTCATTGTACCATCAGCATTACTCAATGTTCTGAATCGATTAAATCTCGGATCATCAATTGATGGTACTTTAAATGTCTCTGGATAATCCTGATTAGCACTTACATATTCTCCAAACGCTTCACGAGAAAGTTGTACTGCAAGCTCAGGGTTATGCTGAAAGTATTGAGAAACAAAACCTGGTTGTTCACCAAATTTATCAGCTTCTTCTTTGAGCATATCACCGAATGGTGTATTAGCTATGTAAGAAGTTGGTACAAATTTTACAAATGAGTTTGCATCCTGCACACCACCAGTTAAGAATGCATAGCGTAACAGATCCTCACCGAGATGTCTTTGGATGTCGTCCTTACTCATCAACATTTCTAACCAAGCACGTACATTCTGCTCCTCATCAATTCTACCAGTACTTGCAGCTTGATATTCTACATAGTCAGGTCCGGTCTTTGTATCACTAATACGACCATCTAATCGTTGTAAGAAATAATTATCCTTACCCCATGTACGTTTTGCATCAAGTACACGCTTACCAAGAGAATCAGTATCTGTATTGTATAATAATCTTACACGTTCTGATTGAGCGTTGGTATACCAATAAGATCCTTTTGTATAAACAATTGATCTGATTGAACGAATGATATTACGTTGTTGATCGATCGATAATGATGTACGGCCACCAGTTTCCTGAATATCTTTAAATGCGCCCACTGTTAACCCCGTATATGGAAGTAATTGTCCAAGAATACTGTAAGCAGGCCATACTGTACGATAAAACGTTACATCTAATTCACTCGTTTGATTATTTTTATCATCTGGATTATTAAGAAACATTAAACTCTCAGTTCCACCAATTGGTGGTTGTTCTATAGTAGCTTGTTTCAATATTTTATCCATTGCTGTTAAAATATTAGGCCCAGCACCGGAAGTATCTTGATTATATACAGATTGAATCTCAGCTTTACGTTGTCCAACTGCATCGAATCGTTTGAATAAATTCAATGCTGCAATCTGATGAGTCGCATATTCAAGAGTACCAGGTTCCTGATCACGGGTATACCTGAATATCTCTGGATCAAACAATATTGTTTCTGCTTCAGTAATCGCATCTGGAAAATCTGCTGAATATTCTGCTTCCAATTGTTCAAACACAGAATTCTTAAGATCTGCAGTAAATTCATCACTTAATGAATCATTACCACGTTTCATCATCTGATCAAATGCACGAATAATTGGTTGAGATAATAATCCAACACCATAAGATAAATCTAATGCATAACCATTCTCATCTTCTAACTGGTTCATTGCATCAATTGCGCGGAATGTATTAGTAGTAATATTAGGTTTATCAAGAGTTCTCTCTTTGGCATTATCTACCGCACCAGATTGAACAGTTGTATGGTTATCATGCTTAGTTCTTTTTTCTCCATTATATTCACTGGTACCATTACCAGAAAGATTAGTGAGTTTAATTTCTTCACCATTAGCTCCAAGCACAGAGATATAATCTCGTACAAAAGCCATTTGCATTCCACCTTCATCATTTATATTTTCTTCAATCTTCATAAGATGTAATCCTTTATCTTGAATTACAGCATTGAATGTTACAGAAAGAGATGTTAATCCAACTAATGCTTTCGCATCTTTACCGGACTGGAATTCACTCAACTGAGTAATTACATCGTAGTAATTATTCGGTTGAGGAACTTTAATCTTAGCTGCTTCTTCTTTTAGATCTGGTTTATCAAGAGGTTTCAATACCTTCTCAAGCATTTCAGGATGAGTAAGAATACTCCAGTGTACATCGAAATAAGCTGTTTGTAATTGGTCTTCAAATTCATATTCAGTACCTTCTGCACGAGTAGGTAAGAATATTTTAGTTTCAGGATTATATGTATATGGTCTACGATAACAGAATAATTTATCCACATCGAAATCTGCACCCATTTGCTTAGTGATAGCTGATGGTACAATAATAAGATCGCCAGCATTAGCTGGTAAGAATCCTACTATCTCGATTGGAAGCATAGAGTTATGGCCCTGGTTGGGAATACGGGCACCAATCATCTGTATCAATTCTTTTGGTACACGTTCAGTATCCAGGTATTTACGACCATCACGTTCAATCATAAAGTCCTGTACATTCAATCTATTACCATCTTCATCCATAAAATTAAAGGGTACCAATACCTGTGCGGCTTGTACTGTACCATCTTCACCGAGATGAACAGTTTTCAATGCGGTACCATCATATCCATCAAGCCAAACAACCTGGGATTTATCAATTGAATCTTCAGTACGAATATTATCACGAGTAAACCCAACAGAAGATGCCTGAATAAATGATTTACCGGGTACTTTAATATCAACAATCTTCTTAACCAAACTCATCATCATACTCTCAAGCTTATCAGCTGCAGTATTGTAAATGAGTGGAATTGCCAATTCTCCATCCTTATCACGGATAAGTAATGCTTGGCGTTCATTCAAAGTATATCCTTTAGCTTCTGCTTCATCGGCAAGCATATCATATACTTTGTTCTTATTCTGAATAACTAATGATACAGGATCTACATTGAATTTATTCTTGAAATTCGTATAGCCGATATTGATCATCTGCTTACGAATATTCTCTTTCAATTCACGAATTTGAGTGCCATCCATCTTACCATATCCCGGTACTTCAAATCCTTTGATATCACCAATACCTTCAACAATAAGCTTATTCATTTGAGATACAGTTCGGATCTCTTCCTTATTTTCATCATAGGGTACCTCTTGCTGAATACGGAATCCATCACGAGATAATTGTTGAGTTGCTTTAACTACTACATCACCAACCGGATCGATAAACTTTCCTTCTGGAGTGAATATTTCTAATGACTGCGCTGGTAATCCAATCTTCTTTCCTGATGCATAATTAGCACGATCGATATTGGTATCTTCCATCAACTTACGAAACTTATCAATCTCCAATCCTGCTGTTAATGGTGGGTATAATGGATAAGATGAAGTCTTGATATAGTCTTCAAGTTGAGCACCATTTTGTGGTAAACGTGTACCAGAGTATACTGGTTTCATTGGTTGTAATACAATAGCCAGATGTTCAGGTTTAGTGAATTCATAGTACCCACCTTTGGCTTTATTGATAATATCCATCATCTCATTGAATGTTGTTTCAGAGATGGTACCCATTGCTCGCATTACACGAATATGTTCCTTAACTGTAGTTAATTCCTGAGCATCTGTGCCTTCAACATCAGAATAGGAATCGTATAAGCTTTCACTGAATTTATACATGTATTTCTCTGCTGTCTTAACATCGGCCAGAGTAATAGTATTATAAGTTTTCTCATTCGGAAGCCAGTACGGATCTTGCCCCGGCGCTATGTCTTTGGCCAATCTTTTAGCATATTCCTTCATGGTACTATTCACATGGTCCATATCAGTAAGATTCTTTCCTTTTGCAGCTTTATAAGTAAGCGCAGGATCACCATACATCAATTGACTTAATGCTGTATTGAATAAGAAATAATTCCATGCGAAATCCTTTGCTGCAGTTTGTACAATAATATCCTGTACTTGTTTAGCATGAAGTTTATTACCTGTCTTATCTGTAAATGATTCAATAACATTGGCAGCTTTCTTACTTGATTTAATTCCGTTAGCATACAGTACCTGTTTGATATATTTCTTATCGAACATGGTACCCTCTTCAGAAACTATACCAGTATCTTTCCATTGCTGTAATGTATTAGCAACTAATGAATCTAAATGACGCTGAATGATTTTATTGATTACAATCAACTCCTTATCAGCACGGATGATAGGAGACAATACACGTTGACCATCTACCCATAAAGATTTAAACTCGCCTTGAGATATAATTCCCTGACGAGCTAATTCCTTCATTGAATCATAATTGAATTCAGGTAAGAAATAGAATAACTTTTTTCCCTGATCATATTGTTTACTGTTGAAATCAATATTAGATTGCTTAACAATACGCTGATGTTCACTGCTGAATACATTGTACATTGCTGATCCAATCTTACCGGTTATAGTATCGGGTACCGAATCATATGCGCCCATATTCAATTTGGGCATATTCATATATAACGGAGCCATAGTTTTATCAGCATGAGTAAGCGATAAATAGTTTGCTACTGGAATCTTATTGAACCCATATCCTTTATTCTGAAATAACGAAACTGCAGTTAATAACTGTTCACGATCACTCATATCAGAACGAGTAGTTCCACGTTTAGACCATTCAGGTTTAACTCCATCGAGATAAGCTAATTGCATTTTTTCCAGGTACTTTGGAGTATTATTAATTGCATTCAACAACCAACTATCTTTCGCAATATCAATCTGTAGTTGAATCTTCTTGAATTCTTCAAAGTTCTCAGTCATATCACGGAACTTATGTGAGAGCTTAGTATTTAAACCAAAATCCCAAACACTTTTACCTTCAACTGATTTGTGATTTGATGAGTGTAATACAGGGGTATGTTTAGCAACAACTGATGCTAATATCTGCATTGCAGTTTTTTCAGTGTATAAAGGATTATTCTGTTCAGCTCTTGCAGTTGTTTCTTCATCGATATCAAGATCATTTACATTGCTTACTCCTGCAGCTTTCATAATGAATGCAGAAAACAAGCCATTAGGTTCACCGGTTTGAGTTACAGAGAATTGTCTTCCAATACCGCCTGTGAATGTGGTACCCTTGGTCCATTTCTCCATGTTATCAAACAGATCTGTAACCATTTCCTCGCTTATATCGATACCTGATACACGAAGAATATTACCCATCGATTTAATCGCCCAGGATTTATTCTCTTTTATTCCCCAATCGTTAATACGTTGTGCGCGGGCCAGCATTGGAATCCAACGTTCATGTGCGCGTTCTACATCGAATACACGTTCTCCCTGATCATTGATGATAACCATCTCAGAAAGTTTCTGCTCTTCCTGCCAATTCTTAATAAGACTATTCTTTTGAGAGTACCTGTTTGCATTGAGAAGCTTGAATGTATAACCGGCCGCATCACGGTTAAAGAGTACCATAGTGAAGTTCTGGTACTGTTTGGTCATAACCTTCATGAACTCTTTCTGTAGCTGAGGATCAGCATTACGCATCTCATTGACCAGGTACTGGAGATTTGGTTTCCCTGAATCTTCCAGAGTCTTCATATAATCGGCGAAATCAGCCTTTTTATCGGCCAATAGCTGTAACAGATTGTCGAATGTAGCCTCGAAATCAACCAATTTCTTCATGCCTAAGAAGTTCTCTTTGGCGATCATTGGGAAATTATTGTTTAAGAACTTGGCAAATTCCTTAGACAATTCTTCATTTTGCATCCAAAAAGTCTTTCTGTTTGTCTCACGGATTGTCCGTTGTAATCCATTGATATCCAATTGCTTCCACTTGTTAAATGCCAGTGATGGACCCAATTCTTCAATATAGTTGCCCAGGGTTTTGTCTCCAACTCTGATCGCTGCTGGGAATATCTCTACACCATCTTTATCAACATTATATATACCGCGATCGGTTTCCGGTAGTGTAGCGATGAACATTTTAATCCTGGCTGATGCTGTATCCTTTGGATCGAGTTCAAACACCACATCATTCCAATCTTTTAATCCACGGCCCTGCGCCTCAATAAATTCACCAGTTGCTTCATCAATCTGATCTGCATCAATGCCTGGATTGGCTGTAATGAAATCTTGTTTCTGTTGTTCAGCTAATGGTTGAACCAATTGTACCGCCTTCAGGATCGTGGCTTTACTCTTATCAGTAATACTTAATCCATAATCAGATAATCGTTTAATAGCAGCTTCAGCAAATCTTACACGCTGATTGTGGATAAATCCTAATGTTTCTTGTAACTCTGGTTTGCTATTTAGTGATTCAAGTTTTCTTCTACCTTGATCAAATGCATATATAGCTTTAATTACTGCATTAGCTTTTTGATTTGGATCTTGTCTCAGTATTAATTGAACACCTGAAACAATTGAATCAGTAATCTCCTGGTACTGTACCGGTGTAAAATATCCTTGAGTTTTACCATTAGCATCAACTTTGGGTACCAGTATACGGGCAATATCCAGTTGTAACGCTTCCTCGTTTCTATTAAGAAATTCAACAGGCGTATTTGATTGAAACTGTTCAATAATTCTCTTAGAAGAATTACGTACCAGATTGTGATAAGCTTCTGGTAATACAATATTCGATGGAAGATCAAATTGATCAATCAGATTCGCTAATTCTTTAACCGTATACCCACTCTTTAAACTTCCTGATTCAGTGAACAGGTAATTAAACTTATATTGCTTATTAGGATTATCTGTTGCAGTAAGAATTAAATCTGTGATCTTCTGAGAAATTATCTGTTCTGAATCTCTTGTACTTCTGTACTTAGCTTTCTCATTCTCCTTTGGTTCAAAAGATATTTCTATAATCTCTTTCTGTTGTTCAATAGTTGGCTCAGTTAGATTAAGAGTTTTCTGTACCCAATCAATTGTAGGTTCACCGTTAGCATCTAATATTGAAGTTTGTAATTTTTGTAGTTGATCAACTAAATACTCGAATAACTTTGGAGCTTTTTCCTTAAGCATTGCTTTACCAGTACCAATTCCATCTGCGGGTATTACAATAATTTTACCACTATCAATAGCTTTGTTTAAAGCTTGAGCTAATTGTAATTCAAAAACATTTAAATCATTATCTGAAAAGTAAGATGCTTTTGTGGTACCTCTATCTCTTTTTGTATCAATTCCAATTGCATTTGGTAAACCACGTATTACAGCCTGTGTAGAAGTTGGAACATACTTTGTATGCATCCGATCATTTGTATTATCTCCAAACAAGAATACCTTATCAGTTTGCTTCTCAATCTGTTCCCTTGTCCAGAAACCTTTAAATAATTCTGTTTTAACAGGAGTATAGGCATTCCAGTCCCCATGTTTATTCAGAAACTGTTGGGTACGTACCAAATCCCAGATTTCATGGGCTTTCTCTGGACCATACTTCTGCTCTAACTGATCATATAACAGTGATTTTTCTCCATTGGGAGCCAGGTGGGAACATGCCATAGATTATTAAAGGCACCGGGTAAACGGATTGTAACCTTGAGCCAGGAACGTATGACCATTGCTGGCCAGTTGCTCATAGACCTCGCGTACAGTTTTGCCGTTGCGGTTTGCCTCTGGGGTAAAGTTATACAATTCCTGCAGACTCTGTTCAGTTAAGGGCACTGAATTCTCTGGGCCAGTACCAATCTCTTGGGAGCTGATAACAGGTGGTGCTTGAATTATAGAGAAATTGGATAATTGATCAAAGATATCAGCAGCCTGCTCATTGTAAGTTTTTGGCCCATTAACCACTGGTTCAGTACCTGTTGTATTCTCAGTTACATTCAGTGTTGGGAATTCAGTTGCAGTATCCACAGCGATCGGCATTGTTGGATTGGCAGTGTATACATAGGTACCATCCTTTAATTGGTTGCGGCCATACACTGCAGTTTTAGAGAATGATTTCACATACTCATTGTAATTCGGATACTTGGTATACCGTGGTTTGCCATCAACTGTAAAGATCACATCTTTGAACTCACCAATAGAATTGATACCAATTAATCCTTGACCGGGTTTAGTGTAGTTCACCGCGCGGGCACGGGTATTGAATCCTTCCTCAAGAGCTTCTATGAACTCCGGGTTGATCTTACCATCAATTAACTTAGCCTGGATGATCGGTCTACCTGAGTAAGCCCATCCCAGTTTAATATTTCCTTTGGTTTGAGATCCGATCGCATCTGCAATGCTGAATAAGAATCTTTCACGTTTCTCTCCAGCTGTAGCATTCGGAGATGTATCAACATCTTTAAAAGATTCTGTGTAAGTAAAATATTGATTGATAAAATTCCGTAAACCTTCTTCAGTGGATATATCAAAACCGGTGTTACTCTGTAAATCTTTTATTTCGTCAACTACGTCTCCTCTTGACCCGTCATTGGTTAAAAATAATTCAATCGCCTTAGCAACTGTTACTACTGCAGATCTGCGGGTACCCTCTGCTAACATCTGTCCAACTAATGGTGCATATAAATGCTCACCATTCGCACCGGGTAACATTACAACTATATTACCATCATTCAACTTCACTTCCTCATATCCTTTCGATCCTTTGAATGGATAATCTTTACCAACGTATGCGGTACCATTATTGACAATAGCTAATTGCAAACTCAAATCAGGTAATAAACTATTCTCTTCTTTACGTGATCGTGCATAACCCAATTCTAATTTGGCTTTCTCAGTATTCGCATTGAAAGATAAATTTCTTATTAAAGTACCTGTTCCTTTACCGCTGAGTTTAGCTTCCGTTGGCTTACCACCAGCATTGTACTGTTCAACAACTTTATTTCGTAATGCCATCAATGCAGCAGTTTGCTTACCGATATTATCAGTAGCATTCCCTTCACTATCATATAATGTATCAACTACATTTCTGTAATCAGTTGTATTTGGATACTTGGCCTGTACCCAATCAACTCTACGTACATATCCGATTGGTTTATTGGTTATTACATCGATAATACGAATGGGTACATTACCAATATTCTCTGGACGAGGTACAACTTTATCATCTTTGAAATATTGATCAGTATTCTCATTACGTTGCATTCTCTCACCATACTCATCCTGGATCAATTCATCATCGATGTTTACAGTACCATCATAATCACGATCAATTTCTAATCTTATTGGATGGCCGGAATTTAATCTGCCAGGTGTAAGAATATCAGGATTAGTATTCTCATTGAGCTTGGTTTTATCGGTGATCTTATAATACTTTCCACTACGTTCTACTTCATGATAGCCAATGGTACTGTTTGCAATTGATAATACATCAACTGTTTTCTTACCCATGTGCATTCCTAATTCTGTAGGCAGGGCTTCAGCGATTGAATCATTTGGTAATGCGATGATTGGACTATCAGTTACAACTGGTGGTACTATATCAGGTAAACCTAAAGCTGCAATTTCAGCTGCATGAAAAGCTAAAATTTGATCTTTAACTTCCTCTTTGGTACCCTTAATTATAACAAACTTTCCATCTGCAGATGTTAAAGGTGCATGAGCTAAATGATGAGCAATAGTCATATTACCAAAATCACTGCGTTGCCTTTCTTGAATATCTTCTAATTTATCTTGAATATCATCTGTGATCACAGCAACTTCTGGTTCTGGTATCTCATCAGGCTCCTCAGCAACCTGTTCTGGTTCAACAGCTTCTGTAACTGGTACACTTGTAGCAACAGGTGCAGTACCATTCAATGTTTGCATTGTAGCTTTATCCTTCGCACGAATTGCTAACTCAGCTCGCTCTGCAGCCTGGATGCGTGCAGTATTAGCTTCTAATACATTCAACCAATTACTGGCTTTAGATACAAATTTGTGAACTGATTTCTCAGCCACAATATCATTGTAATTCTGTGATGCAATATTATATTGAGCACGAGCTTCTTCAATATTTGCACGATACGCATTATTAGTTGCAGAAAGATTATATTTCTTTTCTACTTCATTACGATAATCTTTGAATTCCTTTGTTGGATTATGTTCTTTCCATTGCAGGTATCCAGATGAATTCATTAATTTCTCCTCAGCTTGCTGCATCTTGTGAAGCTGCAATTCATTTCCTTTATGGATCTTAGTTGAAAGATCTTTTAATGCACTTACTAAATCGCTATCATTGATACCAACAGCTTTATATTTCTCAACTAATTTCTTAGCGAGTACCACATCATTATCAGCTAATGCTTTCTCAATTAATTTATGATCAGCAATCAATCGTTTACTTACTTCCTGCGCAGCTGCAGCTTGTTTCTGATAATCACCAAGAGATGCATCAAAATCAATTGGATTAGAGACATGTACCATCTCATTCTCCTCAGCTTCCATTACCTTGAGCTTCTCTTCATGCTCTGTCAACGTATCATTATCAGACATCAAAGCTACCTTACGCGCAAAGATGTTATCAATAACAGGCATCAATCCTTTATTACCTTCATATTGAGCACCGTATCGTTTAACCAGTTTATCATATTCATTCTGGTACTTTACAATATCACCTGCGGCCTTAGTTGCTTTTTGTTTATACTCATTATCAGTACGATCTTTTGCATAACCACGTTGCATAGCTTCAGTTGGGCCATTCTCATCAGCCGGATCAATTGATTCTGTATTATCAAGAGAAGCAATATCATTATAAGTACCAATCCACGGTTCAGCCATACCAGTTTTAATTGCCTGGAGATTAGCAACATTGAACATCTTATTACGAATCTTATCTGCTTCAACAGCATTACCGGCTTTCGATGCTGTAACAAAATCATTCTGCATCTTACTGAAATTGGTGATATCAGTAGCTAATGCATCACGCATATTAGTGAACGTTTGATTAGTACTCCACTGATCATATGTACGAGGAGTAACTAATTTCCTCTCATACAATGGGGTACCTTTCTTATCAAACATTGGTGTACCATCCTTATCAATAGCTTGAGTTTTATTTCCATCCTGATTGATCTCAGAATATTTTGATGGAACAATACTATGTATCAATGCAGTTTGAGCTACACCACCGAATGCACCTAATGCAAATGATAATGCACCTTGTTGATCCATTGTACGATCAAAGAAATGTTCCAGTTGTTTAAACTGATCGAGGAATCCATGTACAGTGCCCTTCTCACCTTCTTCTTCACCTGTACGCTGTGCGAAATATTGTTCCAGTTCTTCAAATCCTTCCTGACCAGCTTCACGCGCAAGAGTTGATTTTGTATTACCAAATAATTTATCCTTGAATTGAGTTGCTTGTAAGTTCTTAATTCTCTTTCCCCATTGTTCAACAGTTTCACCAACTTCTCTTTTCATTTGGTTCTTTAACACATCAGCAACCACATCCTCGGATTTCTTAAAGAATGGAGCAACAGATGATAAATTGAGCAATGTTGTCATTGCTGTAGAGAGTTGTACAGTAGTTGCAGCTGATTGAGCAGCGATATGTTTGGCCTGTTCTTTCGCTTGATCAACAGGCACTCCTTTACCAAGTAATTTCTGAACCTGTGCATCATAAGTTTTCTGGAATACACCAGCACCATCCATAGCAGCTTCTGTATAAGCTGTAAAGCCTGCAGTACCCAATTGTGCAGCTCCCTGAGCTATACGGGAACCAGTTTGTCCAAGCCTCATCAATTTGGATGCACCAGATGCAACCTTACTCATAAGATTACCAACCAGGGCTGCTTCTCCTGCAAAGGGTACCGCCATCTCGGTAAGATTGGCAATATTATCTATCCACCATGTAGGATCACTTAATGCGAATACATCATTACTTCTGCGATAAGTTTTACCGAATGGATCTTTCATCTCATCAGCAGCCTGAGTAAAAGCATTGGAATAATCTCTGTTATCTCCCCAATCCATTACTAATGCACCAGTATAACCGATCATACCTAATACAGATGCAGCCATATTGGGGATAAGATTAGCCGCACGAATCCCAAGTTTAGCAAATCCCGATTGTCTTTCACCGCGTAATAAATCTAAATCACCTTTGGAATCGTATACACCTTCAGGCATATAGCCAGCATAATCCGGTACATCAGTTCCAGATGTTTGTGCGCGTGTTCCCGGCCCTTCCACAATAGGAGCAGCCGGCACTGGTTTTTTAGGTCCGGGGCCGGCTGTCTTTGGTACTGGTTTGGGTTGCTCTACTTGTTGTGGGTCGTAGATATCATTAAGATCGTTTATCATTTACTTAAGCTTTCGAGCCATGAATGTGCAATGGCCTGGTTAGTTGTTCGATAAATACTTCCATCTGGTTTACGAACCGGTTTATCACTGCCTGGTATTCTTACCTGCCATTCAGGAGTTGTTCCGCGATGATCAAGGAATAATTCAACCTTTGTACCATCAGTTAATTTCAATGGTTGCTTACTTCCTGGATGTTCTGTGATACCAGTATTTGGTTGAATATATTTCAATGGATCTTTACCATTTAATTCAAGCTCTTTTACAATGCCAGTCCACGCAGGATCACCTTTCGAGCGTTTGGCAATACGGGTACGTAATTCACTTGGTACATTCGATGGCATATCAATTTCCATTGGAGAAGTATATTCTTTACTATCAGGATCTTTAAACCTACCTTGAATACGATTAGTTTGAATATTATAAGATTGAGGCTCCCAGATCATTTTCTGAATATCAGCTTTCTTATATTCCTGCATAGTACCTGGTACTTCATAAACCTTACCACTGCCAATTCCAAAATGGCTGATTGCTTTAGCTTCTTCTTCATTTAATCCAACAGCATCTGGAGTCATGCTAAAATTTTTCAATGCTGTCTTATCAATAGTCTTCGCAGCTTCATTTACTTTATTAAGATTGGTAACTTCACCATTACGAACTTTTGTGTTCAAATGTAATAATCCGTTCAATACTTTCGCTCTTTCAGAATTATTAGCAAATTCTACTACTTTACCATTTGGTAATTGTATTGCAGTTTTAGCTGAATTTATCGCTCCTGGTCCACTACCGGCATCAGCAGGTACAATAGTTTTAATTTTATTGTTCATGGCAATATCAGCCAATTGCTCAGGACTTAAAATCATTCCACCAATAAATAATCCTTTAGGATAAAGCTTACGTACCTCACCAGTTACTTTCGGTAATTCAGATTTCAATAACTGTACATAAGATGTAATTGGTTTTCCAGTACCATCATCAATATTAGCTTTCTGTACAGCCGCATCAGCTACACGATTTTTCCTTTCAGTAGCTGCATTCATGATTGCAGTATTACCATTAATCTGAGTTTGTAACGCTTCAATATCAGCCTCAAGATTACCAAGAGGTTGACCATTCTTTTGAGCTTGAGCTAATTGAATTTGTTTGAAACTCAATTGATCTTGTAATCCACTTATAGCTTTCTGAGATTGCGTAATATCATGGTCAACATTACCACCAACAAATCCAGCTTCAGTATTCGGGCCTACACCAGCGATACGGAACTCATCCGGTCCTTCTCTGGTACCCTTTAATGCAAATGGATCTGCAGTCATATCTACAGTTGTATGTTTATCATCCTGGAAGTATTTATTGTATGCGTATTGATAAGCATTATCCTCAAATTGTTGTGCAGACATATTACCGGCAATAGATGCAACAGCATCTTTAAATGGAATTCCTTTCTCTTTTGATAATTGTAATGCCTGTTGCTTAATAGGATTTGGTACTTGTTTACCTGCAACAGTTACAGTATCAGATAAATCAGACGGATCTTTAATTTTGTTACCAGCTAAGAATGTGGCAAACTTTCCTTCGCGTTGTTTAGCTGCTTGATAAGCTTGATTATTAGATAATGCTGGGTTAAGAATATCATGGATTTTACCAAGAGATTCTTTTTCAGTTTTATTTCCAAGTTTCATCCATATTTCTCCATCAGCACCACGACTGAATGTAGCATCATTCTTATGGCGCTCGTACCATTCTGAACCATGTTTACTGATTACACGTTCTTTCATTGCATCATCAACGATCTTACTGGTATCAACGTTTGGAGCAATAGTATCTCCTGACCAAGTACCCATGTAATTACCATTAGCATCTTTCTTGATTGAGCCATTATTTGTTCTGGCCATCATCATTGCTATCTGTTTTTGTTCAGGAGTTAATGCTTCAGGTTTACCCTTATCCTGTTCATCAAGTTGTTTTTGGAAGGCTGATTGAGCTTGTGCACGCTGATAGAATGCTTGAGAATTAGCTGAGAACTTTCTACCAAGTGATTGAACCGAAGGTACCAGGTTCTCAAGATCACCACGTTTAGAGAATTCATCGAGTTTACTATTAACTTCTCTTTGATAGTTCAATGCTTCTTCACGATCTTCAGGTACTGCATTATTAATAATATTCATCGATGCATCACCAATAGTACCAATACCTTGTTCAGCAACATCGTACTTACCTTGCAAATAACTACCTACCTGAATTGCTTCAGGGCCAGTTGATCCTTGATATCGTGGGATCTCAGTTGAATTGCTTAAACGGAATCTATCGTATAATGACATGGCTTAGTATTTAACTTTTCTCATTTGTCCACCCAATTGAAACTTTGATTTACGTATCAGTGGATTAGCTGGAACTGAAAATTGTTTTGGTAAAGTGGTATTACTGTAAGGATACCCTTTTGCTTGTGGTGGCATATAAGGAATACGATCGGAACTTATCGGTGCTGGCGTAACAGCGGTAGGTTGAACTGCAGGTGGTGTACTGGTAACTACTGGTTCATCATTAGTATATCCAATCTGTGCTATTTCCATTGGAGTTAATGCTCGGCCAAGTAATGGATCAACAGCACCTGTCTTTGCAATACGTAATCTTTCACGATTAAACAACCCACCCCCTGGTCCATTTGTTGAGAACATTGTTGAAAGTGTTTTTGTCTTATCAAGATCGAGTTGACCTTTAGCTCTCTCGTTACCAATAGCAATATATTTATCTGCAGCATTAGCAAAGTTTGCAGATTGATTTGCGCTATCAGCAATCTTACCTTCAAGTATAGTATTGTTAAATTCATCAAGCTTTGCATTATTACCAACTTGATTTTGATAATCCAGCATTGCTTGTTGATTAGAGATTCCCGCATTGGCATTCTTCTCGAATTCATTAATCTTTCCTAATTCATTAATCTTACGACCGGAATTAAATAACTTAACTGACATTGCAGTATTACTATCGAGTGTACGATCGGCTCCAGTATTAGAAGCGCCTATCTCACGACCAACTTGGTACCGCGCATCATCCATATTAATCTTCTGTAATTTCTGAGCTGCATTTAATATTGGAGCTGATGGTTTTGGCGCACGGCGAAACGCATTAGCAATATTACTTGCATAAGGCAATATCTTATCTACAATTGCACTAACTCCAGGTTTTTTCAAATCAGGATCTGCTGTACTTCCAGTAAATCGTTTCTTAGGCGTAAGATTTAAAGCAGTACCCATAAAAGATTGTGGCGCAGCTTTAATATCTGGATTCCATTTCTTTTTACGAGTAGAACTTACAGATGCAGATGATGAACCAGAGAACGGATCATTATCACCGCCATAAGCCATCTTACGAAATCCTTTAGATAATTGTTTCATAGAAATCAATTTATATTATAAAGCTTTTTGTATAATTCTTGTTTCTGTGCTAATTCCTGTTCTCTTGCTTTCAATCGTTTTATAGCTTCAACACGATCAGGAGTTTGTACTTTCTCCTCAATCTTACCGATCGCTCTGGCAATAGGCTTATGCAATTTAGCGAATCCTAATTTCTCACTGAATACAAAAGTACCTGCAGTTGTTTCGCCATCTTCCAGATTAGCATTTACAGCAGGTACATCAATTCCACCTTGTTCATGGCTATTACCTTCAAGTTCGCTATTGGTTGATGATAATTGTTTCGCATTACCGCCTTTCATATAAGCTTCAGTAAGTGGTGCTTTCATTTGACCACCATCAGCAAAGTATTGAGCATTCTGTGAACCGGTTACAAGTTCAGGATTAGTTGCTATTCGTGCTTGAGAATTAGCGGCATCATTCATGAATTTATTCGTCTTGATACGGGATCTCAATGTTTTTTGTTCATTAGCTTGTTGGCCGGCACGAACAATCCCGGTAATACCGCCAACTACAGCACCAACGCCGGCCCCAATCGGTCCAAACATAGCTCCAGTTGCAGCTCCAGTCAGCACACTCTTACCAATTACTGTACCTTTTCCCTGGTACCCTAAATCATTTCCGCCATCAAATGCATCAATGACTCCCGCACCGACACCAGCTGCAGTACCAATTTGATTACCAAGAACAGCAGACCTTGTATCTCCACCATTACCCATTCTTCGTTTAACTATAGTTGTATTTATAGGTGCTTTTGAATTTATAATTTTGGTTGTATCAAATCCAGCTTTATCAACAGTATGAAGCCATGATTTTCTATCAAATGTTGCAGCAATGCTATCTCTTTGTACATCACTAAATCCTTTTTTACCTGCATTAATAGCAGCAATTTCTTCTGCCATATTAAGTTTAGGCACTCTTATTTTTGTAGTATCCCCACCGTTTCCATATCGTTTATATAACTTACTCATCGGTTAGATTTTAATGCTGTGATCGTTGTATCATGCAAGATAACTTTCTTTCCTGATATATTATCAGACTCAAATCTGATACAAAACCACTTATCTTGAAGTAAAGCTTTATCGTACCATGAAAGGTTAGGATCTATTTGATCTGTATCCAGACGATAATTATGGAAAAGATCGAGTAAGAACTGTACTCCATTGTCTTTAATGATATTACGGAAATCGTTGAATGTCCATGATCCCTGAGTACGTCTTACCTGAAATTCTAAATTCTCAAATACTTGAGAAAGTTCAATTCGTCCTGAATGTTGAGTAGAATTCCAAATACTAATATGAGTTAATGTATCGAATTCCTGATCTTTCGCATTAGCGTCAAGGAATTCGGTTATCCAGGTAATTGATTCTAATAATAGGTCTGATTCAGCTCTAAATATTATATCAATAAAGAACGGGCTAATAGTACCGTCATAATTACCTGGTGCTCCTTCATGGTGTTTACGAATTTCAGATTGCTTAACTGAATAGAGATTCTCTCTTGTTTGCAGGTACATATCCGGTATATAATCATGAAAGAATACCCATGAATTCCCCATGATTGAATAAGATAAAGTAAATGATCGATCAATTACATCTGTGTAATCAATAAACTTTTTACATTCAGAATCATGGCTAATCAGGTATATACAACTATTATCTTCCTGAGTTGCAGAAGGATTATAATTAACAGCATTCGGATTCATACAACCAAGTACAGGCATTGTAATTAATTTTGATTATGAATAGTTATTCCAGGACTCTCTGCTCCACGTAAATTCAAAGTGTACCCAGATTCAGGTAGTTTTAATTTGAAATAAAGATCACTTATTGGATATTGACAATTATTGCATCTCCAATCGGCGAAAGGTACCCCAAAGTATCCTTCTTGATAAATGATTTCAGGAATAGTAATACCTCTTGCGCCTGCAGGGATATTGATTTCAAATGGAGTATTCTTACCAGCTCCTGCCTGATAAAAGAGTTGATTCGGCCTTGCGCCTGGTGGTGGAGTAAAGATATCACTGCCTGTATATTCTTTACGTCCATCAAATAATGTAATCAATTCTCCTACTAATAAAACCAAGTCAAATGGTACCGGTTGATCAAATTCAAGGTATAAAGATACATGCCCTTCTACGGCACAACCTTCATCACTGCAGAACTTTGTTACAGTACCACTAATTATCGGATCTGCCGGAGATGCCACTGGAGATGTTACTGGACAAGCTGTATAATCAACAATTGGGGGTACGTATGTGCCTAGTCCATCAAACAATGTATTAGGCTCTTCATAACCATCGCGTTCTCCATTAGTTATTCGTGCACGATCGTTATATCCTTTTGATCCGGTATTTGTTTCACCGGCTACAGGCGCTTGAGTTGTTATTTTACGGCAATAATAAACACCGCCATCATTTACTAATTGATATCCAGGATAAGCATCACAATTATAATTACCAACATCAAATGGATCTCCATCAATTTCATCTTTTGTAGAAAATAAATAATGACTGGCATCAAGACTTGTTAAAGCCATTAAAGTTGCTTCATCACCTACATATATTTCCATTCCAAGAATGCCTAATGAACCAGTATTGGTACTAATCAATTCAAATATATGTGGGCCTGCAGTTAATTGTACTGGATATAATATCCAGTGTCTGAATAAACAATCTTGACCAGGCGTATTCAAATAATTTACACCAGATAATGTAGCTACTGATTGCATTACAACAGTTACTCCATCGACTTTAATAGTACCATAATCATCAGATCCAACACCAATGTAATAAGTACCGGCAACAGGAATATTTACTTGCCTTGAAAATCCAAGAGTACCGTTATAATTTTGATTCCCCTGTAACCATATACCTGCTGTATTTAGTCTGCCATCAGTTAAATTAGATAATGCATTTCTCCACATTCCTGATGGATAGTCAATTACAGTAGCATGATTGTAAACAGTTTGATAAGCTATAGGGGCATAAATATTTGGCCATTTAGCTGAATCACCTGTATCCCAAGTACCATCAGCATTGAAACCATTAAGTTTATGTACAACAGTACCCACTTCTCCATAATGTTCGTATTGAAAATGTGCTAATCTCAATACAGATGCTGGAGATGTTGATGCAGTTGCCGGGTATTGATCGATCATATAACAGTATGTACCATCATCTGAAAGAGTCCAACCAACAGGGCACTGGCTTCCACCACCTGATTTAACACAATAAGGATTTATTCCAATCCATTCAACAACCGGGATTGGTAAAGGGCATGTCGCAGGATCATATTCAGGTGGAAAGTATGGTCCCAATCCACTGTTAGGCGTATTTAATTCAACATATGGATTAGGACTTCCACCAGTTCTTGTACGATATCTCCAGGCTTTCATTCCGCTATTACCCGCAGGACTGCGATCATTTGGAGTACAGTAAGGAGTAGTCTTTGTCCATACCAATACTTCAGGAGTTGGTACAGTTGGGCAGGAATAAATTGTATCATTATTTCCTTTGAATTGAACTAATCTACCTTTATAACTTACAACATCACCAACTTCAAGTGAATCCCAAAACTCATCTGTATCCTGGAATATTTTAATTACACCAGTTCCAACAGTTCTATTTTTAATTGTAAGTAATAATCTTTTATATTTCTGATCCCATGCTACAGTGATACCATTACCTATATATGTGTTCTTCTCAGTTATTTTTAAGAATTCACGTAAGAAAATATTTGCACCCGCATTAAGATTTTGAGGAGTATTAGATTTATAGAGATATACTTCTCCTTGTTTAGCATCAACAAAAAAGTACCCCATTGGAGTTTTAATACATGCTAAATCATGCTGTGTACCTGCATAGCCGAGTTTAGCATCAATTGGTGTTTGTGGTTCAAACTGAAATATATCACCGGAACCAAGTGTTACAGATAATACATCCCCATCAAGTTTTAATTTATCCAAAGTTTGGAATAATGCATTTTCGTGATGAATTAATAAGTGATCATCTAAACCTTCCAGATTAATTATCCGGCCCATATTCTTTTGGCATTCATAGTAATCAAGTGGTAAAAATGTTCTCCATGAACGTGGCCTTGTTTGACGATTATTCTTACCACCACGATGAATACGAAATGGAAACGAATAAATATATTCTCTGAATGGAGAATATATTGTTGCATCAATTAAATCATTCAATGCATTGAAATCTTTAGAGTATCCAAATTGATTAGGATCTTCAGTTCTTAATTGAAATGTAGGATAACATTGCTCAGGTACTCCTGTTGTAATAGAGTTATGTGGGTACCACTTAGAATAAATATTTCCTGGTATCTCATATCTTACTGCAATGTTCGATACGCTTTCACAAATAATTCTACGAACTATTTTCTTTCCTCTAAATCCATCACCTTCTGAATCTACAGCATCATGTCTTCCATAAGTATGAAAAGTATAATCACAATTAAATGTATCGCCGCCCCAGAATGGAGTTATATCAGAAAGACTTTTTGCGGTACCGGATGATACAAGCATTTGAGAATAGAAATTATTATAGATGTCATTCTTCAATGAAAGAAGATTGATGAGGTAAGTTTCTTCATAAGGTGGCATTCCGAGTGTATAATCAGTAGCATTACCACGGCGCATTCTTAATGATGAATTACCATACACAATACTCCAGGGAGTTCCTAATAAAGTACCACCATATGTATTCTCGTGTCTAAGATTTACAAACTGATTTACATTAACTGTATTATCAAGATAGAAACTTGAACCAATAGCTCGAAGTTTCTTTCCAGTTGCAATTTGTACAGGTTTCAATCCAATTGTATAATCAATTAAAAATCCTAATGGTGCATCACCAGGAACTGTATCGTCAAGAGTACCATCTTCTAAGTATTGAGGATAGCCAATATCTCTGTGAAGCTTAAACTGTGCAGATATAAATGTTGGAGATATCGCAGGTTTATTGAATAATAAATCAAACGCATGAAATCTCATTGTATCCAGTCTAAGATCCTGTAATGCATCATCATCATTCCACGGACCACGATCCGAACTAAAAAAGTTTACTGTTGGATGAAATATGGCACTGGTAAAATTTCCACCAGTTGTATAGATTGGTATTGTATTTAATGCATGCTGATAATTACGTGTATCAGTAGCTCCATGCATTAATGCTCCTTGGCCAAGTACAGTCATATTACCTGTTGTACGTAATGCATATCCAAGTTCATAACCATTAATAATTCCAATATATTTATCTGGAATACGAACATTTAATGCACGCACACCAAGCAGATCGAGTTTAGTTTTACCATAATCATCTTCTGTTTGATAAAGATTTGCTTTACACCATCTGAGAGATGGCATCTTATGGTGACGAACCAATTGATTACGCAGGTTTGGTCCGCCGATAGATGTAGCATCGAAATCAACTGTGTCTGGATATCTTTCAGTTGTATTTACCCAAACACCACAAGATCCCGTTTTAGCAACAGGATCGAAATAATGAATCGTATCTTCTACTTTAAATTTCGGTACACTTCCGCCAGTATATCCACTTACAGCAGCTTCTGATGATGCGGCTATATCTGCAGCTTCAGGTACCGGTCCAGGAATAACGTACCATTTAGTGAATCCACCACGAGCTTTACGGTACCTAATATATCTAGCATAAACTTCCTCGTGCATATTAGATTTCTTGATCCCGGTAACATGTTCTTCTGGCGGATTAAGTGCATTCATTAATTCTGAAGTCCATTCTAAAATAACAGAAGCAGCATAAGGCTGCATATCATCTAAATCCGGTTCTTTCTCAAGTTCAGCCAAATACAAAGCATCATTTAATTGTCCCATTGTTCCAACCTTACTGTACAAAGCTGGTGGAGTTAATATTGATTCAATAGCAATATCAGTACTTGGATTTACACCTGTATATGTCAATTGAATTGTAGCGCCTGTAATGGGTAAGAAATCATTTAATTCAACTGCAGTTGTTTTACCATCAATACGAGATATAATTGCAACACGGATTGAATCATAACTTGTATCTGCATTATCGATTGTAATGCTTAGTGATTTATTTGTTACTCCAATAGTAGCGCCCGGAGTAACAAAAGTGCCATTACTCACTGCAGAATAAGGAGATGAAGTACCATCATTTCTTTCATAGCCAACTGCAACATAGTAAGTACCGGGTAAAAGTTTACCGCCTTGAGCTTGTACTACAGTTAATGTTGGTGGAAGAAAATATGCGAATAATCTCAAATCATCAATTGATGCTAGGCTTGGATTATCACAATTAAGATATTTTGGATACGTTACCTTATCAGTAAAGGTTACTACCATCTCTCCTTTATAATTACGCTGAGATTCACCGGTAATATAATTTTCAATCTTAAACCCAAGATACTGTCCTGTTAAAGCCCAGTTTGCATCATCGATAATGGGTTCATATAATTCAGTCTTTGGATTAAAGAAACCAATTGCTGAATTAGTATTATTTGTTGAGAATAATATTGGCTTATCATCAGTTTCGATTATACCATTAAGTGCATAAGGTACTACTGCAGTCATTGCTCTAAACCCTGGTTCATTGAATACAGATCCATTCAAATCAAATTGAATACCATTCTTACCAAACGGATAAGTCCCTTCAGGTTGCTCTGAGGGACGATTATCCATTTGTATTCCTTTTATTGGCTTCATAAGTTAGGATAGTTTATTTTGCTTGGTAAACCATAAAATTTCTCTGGACCAGTACCGGAGAAAAATGAATTGAAGTAATTAGGATCAACAATTAATCTTGTCATTCGATCAACTTTCATATCCATTGAATCTACAGAAGGGTACCGAATCTTTCCCATTGCACGACCAGCATACTTTTCAAATTCAGCATCAAGCTGTAACATGGTATAAACTTTATCTTCATATCCTGCACCGATCATCATCTTCCGTGTATAGAAATAAAGAGCTTGCTTATAATTTTCTTCATCAGGAATTAACGGGAATCCATTTTCATCTAATGGAATTCCTTTGTAATGTACCCTTACTACAGTATCAGCAATTGAGAACTGTAAGTAATCCATTTCTACCTGGTACCATACTGCCTGATTCCAAGGAAGTCTTCCACATGAATCAGCACATAATGAACTGAATTGTACCAGTGCAGTATCATACATTTGATTACCTGTAGGTGTATCCCATTTAGTGGGTACTGTTATAAAACCTTCAGCAGTACCTAATGCTGCATCAATACGCCTGCGGGAAATACTTGCTGCAGATCGTGCTGAATTGTTTTCAGGTATACGACAACCATTCCATTCAACTGCAGTGATCCAGCGAAGATTACATGGAAGCTTGCCCATATGAAAATTCACACGTATATCTTCATAAGCAGGTTTTAATTCCATCTTGGTTTGCATGAGTCCCATTGCTTCCGGTATCCATTCAACCATATCAGAAATATAAGAACTGTCCTGAATACGGGTATTACGTATAACACGGCCAATGACTTCTTTTATACCTGTTGATGTATAGATCATACTGTTGGCTTAATCGGTGGATAATATATTGGTTCAAATAAATATTGATATTTCAATAATGGGTTAGAAGCAAGTGCATCAGTGAATTGAGATTTAAATCCATTTCTTTGACCAGATGTTGAAGATGTCGGAGTAAACTCATATACAGTCATATTTGTAACCGGCACAGTCTTACACCAGGCTATACGACACCAATCATCACCAGTAAAATAAATCTTTTTCTCATATCGATCTCGGCCAAGTGCTTCATCATAAACTAAAGGTTGAAGCTTAGTCTTCTGCCAATTGATCATTCGTTGTTTTGATTTACGATAATCTCTCTCTACACGCTTACCGCAGATTACTCCCATTGTATTTAAACGAAGGGCATTACCTTCAACGATTTCTTTACGAGCTTTCATGAAATAATCATCTATTATTTTACGAAACATCTCATAGCTGAAGATTAATCCATCCATACTATATTCTCTACGATAACTTGTACGCGAAGGGAAAACAGTTGTAATTATTTTAGATCTGGTCTTAGGTTTGAAAATGTAAAAATTATGAATGTTATTTTGGTACACAGTAATACAATCAGGATTGGCTTCTACAATTTTTTTAGAATAAGCTTCCCACATGTGTTTTATTGTGTGTACTTTAATGCCTTCTACTTTCATGCTTATGGATTTTTTGGTTCTGTTGGAGTTACTTCAATCTCAGGTGCATCAGGTAATTTCGGTCGATTGAAATCTACCTGTAAAATATATTGAATGATCATTTGAATAATATCTCCGGTTGCAGGATATTCCATTTCCCAGTAATCACAATCGCCACTGTTTTGGCAATTAATCAGCATTACATCCAATGGTTTATCAAATACACCATCAACACGTATCTTGGGAAGTTTTGCATTATCACCAATCTTTATATATTGATTTTCATTTTCCCAGAAAGTTATATTACCTGAATACTTTCCTGATTGTAGAAATTCAAGGGTACCGGGAGCTGCTTCCTTAAATGGGTTCCGGCCATCGTAGCTACCAACGTAATCATAAAGAATTCCTTGTAATCTTAATGGTTTGGGGATAGCAAATTTAGATTTAGCTACCGGACATAGAGTCATTGGCATTGGACATGGAACTGATGCTGCCGATTCCATTGGTACCCATAATGTTTGCTTGAAAAATTTACGTTGCTCAGGGTGCTTCTCCAATGAGTTGGTTACAAGCTTAGATCTCCAGGCATCTACTGCCGGCCCAAGTGATCGCTTGAATGGTTCATCCTGTTCACGATCGAAGTGCGATGCTATGACCGTGGTTATCGTATTGAGAGTTTCTGCCGGCATAGTGATAGATTTGGGAATAAAGATAATACAAATCCCCCGGTAGTTAGCCGAGGGATTTTGATATATGGGGTAGAATGGCCGGTTAGTTAGCTGCCAGTGTTGCCACTTGTGCAGTTGGTAGTGCTACGATGATGTATGATTTCTTGTCATATGCTCTGGTAGCGCCTTCATCAACAACATGTTTATTGGCACTTACAATCAGATAACCATAGTTAATTGTGCTGAGTGCATTTGTGGCCCATGCCTGGAATTCAGCAGGTAAAGTACCAGCTTCTGTGTATAGTACACCACCATTTTGCTCGATCACATACTTATCAAAAGCCAGCACATCTTCAATGGTACCTACCGGAGCTACTGCTTTAACAGTGTTCACTGCGGTAAATATACTGAGATCAGTTGCTTGTGTTGCACTAACTTCCAAGTAAGCTGTTACAGTAAATGTACGGGTTTTGTAAAGTCCTACGATAGTAAGAACTGATCCTGCAGAAGTAGCTGTAGCAATTGGTTCATTGGTTTCAGCAGTAATTTGAGCAGCAATAGAAGTTAATGAAGTAGCAACGTCAACAGATACAGTTGATTGATATTCGTATGTAGGATACGGTACCTGTGTAGGAGTTGTATCAGTAATACGAACATGCAATATCTGGGTTGTACTTACTGTACCAGTTACTGTAAGAGTAGTTGTTTGTGCAACACCAGCATTGTAAGCTGCCTGCTTATATGTTGGAAGACATGGGAAACCGGTTGTTCGGAACGCACGGCCATCAGCTTGTTTCCAGGCATAAAAGAATTTACGATTTGCATTAGCGGCCAAACTGGTTCCACCTGCAGGTACCAACAGATTGGTATCATCAAAGTAAACAGCGATAGAACCTGCTAAGGCGTTATCAACGAATGCTCTGTGTGTAGGCGACTGGCCGGGGGATGAATTGTCAATAAATTGGGCGATAATACATTCAGCTTGTACGCCGAGGGTTGCGGAGAAGAACCGATTCATTTCCATGATAATAATTTTTAGTGGGTTATAGAACTACTCTGGTGTCGTTATCATCTTTATCAAGTTGGTAAGCATCTCCATCTTTTAACCTTCCGGCCATGTACTGAGTTGCTAAATCACAGATCGTTTGATGAAACTCTTCAGGTAATTCACAATTTGTATTCAAACTTAAACTGATTGGGACAGGTTTCCTAATGTAAGAAATGCTCACACCATTTACTGTGAAGCTATTATCTCTGTAAATATATAAAATTCCATTTCCAAGCTCGGAAACAGGACTATAATGAGAAGATTTCCAGAATGGGGTGCTGTTTAAGCCTGAGATTTTATTAGAAGCTGTTAACCGATTATCTCTTATCTGACCGGTACCGGTATGTTTCACCAGATTCTTGATCACGTATTGGTATGTATGGTAAGTAATTCCATCAATGGTAATACCAATCGTAGGAATTGGTGATGCGACCGGAGTTAAAGAGGTATGGATGTAATAGCCAGGATAAAACAAATCAGCGAATCTTTCCCAGTAATATTGGCCCTTAGCACGAATCCAAGGAATCAGAAATGAAATATCTGTCTTCTTTGTGTATCCTTGATAATTATTACCATAAGGTAAATCAGTTGGAATTTCTACAGTTGCATCAGGAAACAATACTTTCAATGTTCGATAGAATCCGCTTGGAGAAGCACCGGTAGAGTAATCTTGTCTGATCGCTGTTATATAGAGATTCTCAGCTGTTTCAGTAATGGTATCTCCAGTACAAAGTAATGTTGTAGCTGACCAATCAGACAACAGGTAAGCGTAATCAGCCGGGAGAAAACATTGGTACCTTCTACTATCATCTACATAGGGTACCAAGTCATATGAAGGAACAATTAAAGTACGGATCTGGTCTGCACTGATCTGGTCCAGTTCAAAGCCACCAGATCCGTCTTTCTTTGGTTTAAGTTTTGATTGTATAAAACGATTATACATCTTGTTAAGTATCCAATCCAATTCTTCAGGTTCGTACTTACGACTTTTGTTTGCACCAATCTGATTAGCGGATTGTCTTAATTCAATATGCATTTCGTTAACTGTCATACAAAATTATTTTGTTGCACCAGTACCTTCTTTCGGCGCGGTTGCACGTTTCTGAGCTTCTAATGGATTACGTAAAGCCTCTTGCATCTTAGCTTTCAGGATACCAACCTCATCTGAATTCGCATCATCTTTGAAGAAGTAGATAGTTTCTTCCAATGTGTTACCAATAACTTTTTTGGTATCAGCATTGATATATTTCTGCCCAATCAACAAAAGAATTTTTACATTCTTCATTGATTCAATCCAATACCTGATATCGAAATCATCGCTGTTATGTTTCTCAGTAAATTTCTCCGGTGTTTGTACTGCAATTTCTTTCAGTTTATCAGTTTTATCTGACTCACTTGTAAAGGAACGCGGATCAAGGCCAAGTAATGTAAGAAGCATATTCACTTTAGATTCATCTTTCTTCACAGCCAGGTACAATGCCATTGCAGCATCGGCTTCCTGAGTATTTTTCTTATTCTTTTCCTGTAATTGAGATTTATCAAAAATGTAATACTGTTTGGTAGGATTACTATCCGCTTCTTCTTTACTTAATGCCATAAAAGGGTGATGATAAGCATGACGGTACCGAACAAAGTCAACGATAGAGATTGGCATATTTTCAAGACTCACTGGTTCAGCATTATTTTTCGCTAAACCAATCTCAAGAATACAGCCGGTACCATGTGGTACTTTCGTATCAATATTTGAAAAGTAGTCACGTACCAGTTTCCTGAACTCTCTATCCTCAAATGGAGCATCAACTAATATCGGCATTAATACCCTTTGTTCTTCAAAGGTTAATCCTGAACCAATCATTGTAGAACTCTGTGATTCAAAATAAGAACCAATGGATACTTTGGCTGATTCAAAATAATCCTGGATAGCCGGCCCCTGCGCGCGGGCCAGAAATGATCCTGATCGAAAGATGGTGACTGTTTTACTGTTTAGGTGTTTTTCCGTTGTCTTCATACTGTTATGGGTTTATTGTCTTACAAATGTAGGGGAAGTTTAGGACAAAAAGAATCCCGCCATTTCTGACGGGACTCATAGATTGGAATAAACCAACCCAAACAGTTATATTATTGACCTGCGATACACTGGAGATCAAAGCAGCGGTTAGCGCGCATGATCTGAATACCTGCAGATTTAAACCTTGTGTATTCACTCTTATCCTGCACAGTTGCCAAATCTTTAGAAGCTGCACCACCGGTAGAACCGATCAAGATTTGTAATGAACGTGGCATTGGAGTTAAACCTTTTACAACACCATCCAGGAATGAACGGCCTTTCTGTGCTACGTGACGGATATTTGGTGATCCATCAACATCGCTATCATCAAGGAAACACATCCTGTAAGATTCCAGTGGTAAACCACTTTCAGGGTGTAATGGAGAAGCCAGCGCAACACGACCTGTATCGAATACCGGGTTATGTTTTACTTTAATTGTATATCCATCAATATGATAGAAAGTATCAAAGTATCCACCCAAAGCCAAGTTATATCCTGTACCAGATACAAATTTGCTGGCGATATCACCTGCACCGAATGGTCCAAGTTTAGCAATACCTGCCTCACGACAAGCACGATCAAACTCTCTCATACCACCAGTACCGGTCATAAGGGTAATAGTCATTCCACCAGTATCAGTCTGACCAAACAATGCATCACCTACTTTATTTGTCAAAGCATTCAAAGTAAGGCGGGCATAGGTTGATTTGTTTGTGATCTGTTCAAATACACCGGAACCACGCGGAATTACTTTACCGGTGAACATATCTTTCAATGGAATAGAACCATCAACGAGTCTGTTATAACGGCTGTACCAATACATGTGCTCACACTCTTCAGCCCAACGCTCTTCCATCTGCCACATGTAGTAATCCATCCACATATCAGTCTCACCTTTATCGGTTTTAACTGTGATCCTCATCATTTTATTTGCTGAATTACCTGCCCAGCTCATACCAGCTCTCATGAAACCCATCTGATTCTTGAACAAACCTGGCATAACCATTTTGCTCTCAGTTGAACGGGATTCAGATTCTGCTACTGCTGTATGTAATTCAACCCAACGAGTACCGGGATCAAGCTGTGCCAAAGGACAGAAATCTGTCGGGCCGGCCGGATCTAACTGGAGTTCATATCTGTAACCACCTGCTACCGGTTCACCATCGCTATGTACGTAAGCTTGGGTACCACCTGTAGATTGGAGAACATAGAAACGTTTGATCCAGTTATCAGTAAATGTTGCGTAGAACTTACCGTGGCCAATACCAGGCTTATCACCGGTTACATACTCTGTTGAGTAAATAACTGATGCTTTGTTGGTGCGGGTCATTACCGGATAAGTGTACTGTACATCATCGATCTCGATAGCTGATCCACCACCTTTGTTATCAGTGTTGAAACCACCTGCACCAAGAGTCATAAGTGACAATGGATAGTTACGTTTCTGAGATCCGAGGATATAGGTTAACTTTTTGGTAAGCTCGGACGGCATACCTTGACGCTGATGGTAAAAGTTGGTTTCATCCAACATACTCTTAGCATCAAATATCTGTTCCTGTACCTGGAACTTCATCTGGGGAACTAAAGTGTTACTTGACATCTTGGTTAGATTTTAGGTTAGAAGTATTAATGATCGCCTAAAGGTATATTCTTTGTACCATCATCTCCACTACGTTGACCACCCCCGGTACCTGCTTCTGCCTTCTTCACAACTAACTTAAGACGCTGTGCAGCTTCTGTTTTTACTTGTTTTTTCACAACAGTACTTAAATCGCCTTTTACGAACTGAAAGAATAAACTTTCCAGTTGATTCTTGAAATCTTTATCAGAAGCTACCTTCTGTACCAGGAAAAATTCGCCTTTATCATATTGTAAATGATTGGCTACAAAAGTTTTAAACTCTTCTTCTCTTGCAGTAGGTACAACAAAGCTCAGTTCCTCTTTAATTGCAGTTGCAATACGGGTAGAAATCGCTTGTACAGAAGTATTGAATTTAGTTTCTTCTGCTGCTTGTTCTTTCTGTAAATCCGCTAATTGCTGCTTCTGTGCAGCATCAGTAATCTTATAAGCAGTTACAGCAAGGTCTTTAAGCTTATTATCCTTGATAGCCTTATCCACTAAGGTTTGCGCTGCATCATCATCTAATCCACGAGAGATTAAATCATGCTTGTACATACTGGTTTGAAGATCAACTGAAGCTTCTAATGCTGATAGTTCTGGTAACGAAAAACTTGCACCTGTATCACCAAAGAATTCATTTTCTGGTTTACCTGCGGCCATGTGCAGAAAGAATGCATAAGCACGAGGGGATGATTCAGCTAATTTACTCTCAAATTCAATAGCTGCTTCTTCGCGTACAAACTCTTCACGGAATGCAGCACCTTCAGGAGTATCAGCTTCAATGCCATCAGGATAAGTTATTTCAACCTTACGTCCAGTGATCTTTTCAACCTCATCCCAGAATTGTGGTTCAGTACCGGCTTCAGGAGCTACATAACCTTCTTCTCCTTCTTTTGGTACATAACCTTCTTCACCGGGTTTAGGTTCGTAGCCATCATCTCCCGGTTTTAATTCGTATCCTTCATCACCGGGTTTAAGAACGTAACCTTCTTCGCCAAACTTTGGTTCTACATATCCCGCTTCACCTGGTTTTGGTGGTAGTGGATTGTCAAGCGGTAAAGGTTTAATTAATGGTTTACCATCTGCACCAACACCTGATTCCAATTCTACAAGAGATGGTGGTAATGACGTGTCATTTGGATTTGGATCGCGGAAAAGTCTAATCAAATTTTGCATATAATTACTGTTTGTGGTTTACTTGGTTGGTGATGCTTTCTTTTTTGCTGCTACTGTTATCTTACGAGCATCAAGTTTTAATTTTTGTCGATCGGTTTCCATCTTATGCTCTAGTTCTGTTTTCTGTAATTGTAATTCTTTAGTTTTACGATCCCGTTCAGCTAATTTATCTTGTCGATCGACATCAAACTTCTGACGCTCAAGCATTAATTTCTCAAAGTTAGCTGAAGCATTTGGATCTTCATTTACACTATCATCTTTAGCTGCTGCTTCTAATTGATAACTACCCTTGATATGCTCAATATCTTCTTTACGATTATATTCATCATTCATGAATAATGTATCAAGAATGTTTTCATATTTAGCATAACGTTCTTTACGTTCATCGGCTGCTGCTAAAGCTTCCTGTTCTGATTGTCCTTGTGAAGCTGCTATTTGATCTTCAATCTCTTCAATACGCCTTATCTTAGCTTTAAGATCAGCCACATTAATTGCATCCATTACTTCCAATACAGTAGAGATACGTGCATTGTTCTGTACCATTGCCTGGGCCAATCCCTGCATCTGCTGTAATTTATGAATATGTTCAGAACTACTATCTACAAATACTCCTAGATCTTCATTAATAAAATCTTCTGGAAATATCTCCATCAACATGGTACCAAATTCATCATCATTGTAAATAGATTTATGCCCTTTAGCTGTAAGGAATTTACCATAATCCATTATACCTTGCAATTCACTTTGTACAAACTCTTCAAAGCCAATAAAGATCATATCAGTAATTACAGTTGATTGGAATACTGCACGTTCGTTTACACCTTGACCATCACTGGAATAAGTTTGTCCTTTACGCTGACGGCTGATACCAATCAAATCATCCCATTCCTGTTTAGTATGCGCTTGTAATTCTATTAGCTGTTGAATTGAATCAAACAAGCTCATATCAAGTACCTGGTACTGGTTCCAGCTCTTATCTACGCCAACCTGATTACGATTAAGCAATGCATATCCAAGTGCTTCAGAATAATAGAAGAATTTCTCATCATCCCATTCGCCTTCATTTGGAATAGCATTCTGATCAATCATTAATATCTTACCCTTACTCTTGGCAATTGTTTTCTCTAAGATGTACGTGATAATGATGTACATGATCTGAAAAGGAATACCCATCTCCAGTACCGACAGATTCTCAGCATGGGTATCAGAATACTTACGTCCATTGTAATTCAGCTTACACGCAGACATATTATTCATTGGTGCACGCTGTACTGCTGCAGGTTGAAGATTTACATAAATAGCATTAGCCTGATCGCCAATTCTATGACCTTCATAAACTTCATCTACCCAACGTTCTTCAACAACTTCACCACGGGATTTATCAGGAATATAAGCTTCATCAACTTTTACATCTTCAACGTACTGAAATGTTTCAGGATCGAGGTAAGACAAAAATAATACCTTACGTCTACCCTTCCATTGTACGTGGTAAACAGGTACTTTATTACGCGCATTCTCATCAGTATATAAACCATTCAATGCTGAATAAAATCCCGCTGCTGTAGCGAATGGAAGACGGTTATCAATATCAATTTGATTCTGTTTATTTAATACTTGCCAAAACATATTAACCACATCGCTCACAACATAGAGTTCACGATTAACTACCCATTCCCCATTCTCAATAAGTTTCTCAGTCTCTGATTTATCGTAATCAATACATAATGGAGAAACCCGGCGATAAACCAGGTCGTCATTCATCACACCTTTAAAAGAATAAGCTTGACCAGCAATATTCCAGTCTTTAAACATTTGATGTTGCTTCTGTTTAATCTCTTTCTCACGGATCATCTTACGTAGAAACTTCTGCCCTTTAACTGCTACAGCATCTTTATATGTTTGTTGGAATTGTTCTTTTATCTTTTCAGGGGTAGGTGGATTCTGTTGTAATTGCTGTTCCTGTTCTGGAGTTATTTGTTGCCCAGATTCTTTGGCTGATTGTAATGCTGCCTGTACAAAGTGTTGAGTAATATTAGTTTTCAACTGTTCTTCAAGTGCGGCCATGTAATTATTATATCCACCTTCTCCAAGATTCTCTACGTTGTATACATATGGACGGCGAGGCCATTCTCCCAACAATAGATCAATATTTGTACGCAGAATAGTTACCGGTCTTATTTTAGCTGGAAATGCTTTGTGTGCTTCAACTTTAGCTGATAGAGGATCAGTTACGTGTGCAAACCAATCAAGAGGAAACTGGTTGTTGTAAACCTCATAAAGTACCCGTAAATCTTTGCGGCCAGTATTATCTTTCGATCCGAAGTTAAAGTTCGATCGCATGATATAATAATCTACATTATTCTTATACCAGTCCGGTGTTTTCTCAGTGTAAGGGATTACCTGTAAGGGTTTCCCAGTGGATGTAACCCGATTATTTATAACAGTTTCTCTTGACATAAGAATTCAGTTTATGTACAAATATAGATTAATATGCGGTAGTACGGCCACCAGTATTCATAGCTGATCCACCATATAATACCCGTTTATTTGAGTAAAAGCCTCTGGTTTCAGCTCTGGCCTGTACCAGAATAGCCATTCTTTCCTTTAATTCGTACATAGCAATAATCGCATCAGAGATACGATCGCAGTTTAATTTTGAGTGATGTTTCTTCATTTCTCTCAACCAGGCAATATCATAGATCCTATGAACATTCAGTACCTTATTACCCTTGTCGTCTAATCCGCGTGGCTGTACATGCCAATCTTCCAGATAGGTAAGTCCTACTTCCTTACGCTCAGTTGACATATTCATCAAATAAGAATTACCTGCAGATTTACTTGCCAATTCTTTATTGTGAATCATATCCGGCTCATGCTTTAACCGGTGCATGAGTTTATGGGTACGGGCATAATTGACGATCATCTGGCCACCGCCGGCTATTTCACCTTGTATATCAGCGTTAAAGTATTGAGATGCATTGAATAATATGTCATGGTTATCATCTAATCGTTTTGGTCGGCCCGCGTACCAGGCTACCGGTAATCCAGCATATGCCGGATCAATAGTATTCTCCTGTTTCCACACTTTAAATGAGAACAGCGATGTTACATCCTCGGATTCTTCTTTTGAATAACTATCCACGCTGATCACATACATTCCTTTGGGTACCAATCCATTCTGATCAGTAAATGGTCGTTCAATAATAGAGAAACAGCCAGTTAAATCATCACCTTTCTTATGTGGGAAGTCTTCAATAGGTTTAGCTACAGCTTTTGATTGCGGTACAAAGTCAATTCCGCCAGTACCAGTTGTTGAGGTAATCAACTTACCGTGGCGGATCATAGCCTGGATAGATTTATTGGTTAATATCCGGGATATCTGTGCGTCAATCTCCGCGATATTGAATCCATTATCACTAATACGCTGCAGTGCTTCGGCCGGAGTTCGTGGGTACTCAGCCTTTCTTCTATCCAAATCCTTCGGCCGGCCAGATTTTTTCTTTTTCTCCCGTTCCCGATCATCTGCAGCAATAGCTGATTCCATATCAACATTACCATCTTCATCCATGAACCAGGAGTTAGCTCTCCAACATGGTACAAAGTATCCACATTGAGTTCCGTACATACCTTCATCCCAAATATTAGGAAACGCAAGCATATCCCAGGATTCAGGCGAATTAAAGATATTCTCCAAACCTTGAATACCTGGTCCAACTTCACCACCGGTACCGAATACTGAGATCTGGCCCACATATACAGAACCTTCACGCATAGAACCCATCGATACTTCAAGAGCTGCTTCCAGATTAGGAAATGAGCCTGCTTCTTCAAATGAAGCTTTTCTTCCACGCTTACCACGAGTCTTTGAAGGTTTATCAACGATCTGTGCAATGATCTCAGGCATTTTCCCGCGCTCAACACCGAATTCATCGATGTAAGAACCTTTCTGGTGCATGAGTGAGAACTTCTTCTGCCTATTCTGTTTCCAGTAAGAAGAATATTCATTGATCCAGTCAAGAGCTGTTTGTACCTTATCCATAATCGCATCACCAACTAAGAATGGTTCAGCGCCAGCAAAATAATAAGATTTGCTACCGGGAATGAAGTTGTAATTATATACACCATCACAAGCTTCAAGATAAGAGAAACCGGCACCACGGGTTTTTAAACAACCAAGATGCTTACCACCATCTGATTTAATTCCCATGAATTCACCGCCGTACCAGGAAATATGTTTGAATCTCCACCATTCATAGTGGATTTCCCAGAATGCGGGAAATGATATTATTTTCTCAGCAGTAGTTACAGATAATTTACCTCGTTTATCTCTGCGTTCATCAAGTGCTTTCATCAATACAGAATCTGGTACCCTTGACATTGGAAAGAAATTCAGCCAGAAATACATCCGACCGGGTATCCACAAATCACCAACACTATATCCGAACTTACATCGCTTCTCCTGTTCTTCCCAATACTGAAAATAATCACGAGAACCTTTTGGTGCCATCGTATATCTTCCACCATTAGATTTCCAATCTGTTGCTGCTTCAGAGAATAATCTTGTATTAACTAAATTATGAAATGCCATGAGTGTAAGTTAATAAGAATGCCGGATATCTCTACCCGGCATCTTTTCTGTTTGGTGTTGACTTTAATTTTCTGTTTCTTCTTCTGGTTCCTCATCACCTAATACATCATCAAGATTAACCATTGGAATATCTTGTAAGTGTTTACTCAAATGATCCATGCTTCTACCGCTGTTAATATCTGCGGTACTAGAACCATCGGCTGCTTTCTGTGAGCCTGCTGCAATCTCCGCTTCTGACCATTGTTGTGTAGCTTTTGTCTCATTATCTCCAAGAGTAGCTGCACCACGAATAGATCCTTGTTGTTTCAACTCATTATCTACACGCTTACGGAAGTTCTCAACAGCTGTATGCATACTATCCATCTTAGCCACCAGATTAGCAATACGATCAGGGCTGTTCTGTAACTCACCAGTTTTTGTAAGCTTGGTCATATCAAGATTTTCAATGTACCTATCCATTTCATTGAGCATCTTACAAAGAGCTTTATATGTACGTAGTGATCGCGCTGCTTTAACCATTAAACTTTCATATGCAGCATTCGCGGCCCACACAGCTTTATCCAAATCTTTTTCCTCAAGATCAGCATAAGTAAGAGATTCTTTTAATCGTTCATCATCTTCATAATCATATAGTGGAGAACCGAAATCAGTATAAAAGTAAATGAATGTAAATTCTCTGCGCGCACGAAGATGCAACCGGATAGATTTACCAGCTTCTTTACGTGGTTCACCCTTATCCCGTTTGATCAAATCATTGAGAACAGGATGTAATCCAATCCAGGGTTTATTTATTTTCACCAGGTTCGTCTCCTGGTCTATCTCGAATAATGTCATTGTTCTCCAGTTTTACATTCTTACCTTTAAGAATTTTGAATATCGTTGTTTGAATTGGTTGATTGATCTTTGAATAATGTAATGCTTTCAATAAACTCTGTTTCGGTTTGAATTTACCAAAGTTAGGAATCATTACTGTTTCCATCTGACCTTTTTTGATAACATTACCAATATAGGTACCAACGAAATCCATAATATCTTTCGCTTTTGCAGGAGAAACCTTATTCATCTTCGCTACTTCATGAATTAGTTTCTGATTACACTCAGGAATATCTTTGACTGAAGTTTTATACTTCTCCATAAACTAAATGTTTGATTTTCTCCCAAGCAATTTTATCCTGTTCGATAATCTCATGAGCTTCAGGTACCCGGTTAATCGTACTACTCCATGCATGTTTAGCCTGAAGATTATTCGGTATAACAGTAAGGTACCCTTTTCTACGTAGAGTATCGAAGATCCAATTATCACCAAACCAAATCTTTAACTCCCTATTTATTGGATTAACAAACTTGGCCTGATTTCTATTTAATGTAATAAATACTCCCGGTGTACCTGCGTAAGCGACAACAGGCTCTAATACACTTGTTGCAATTGTATCAAACAATTCAATGTGTTCAAGTATCACCGGTAAAATTATCTCATCAGGATTAATAGTCCATCTATTACGACAAATCTCTGCCCATTGATTCTGCATTATTAAATCAGAATTCATGATTACAAGATAATTACAATCACTATACCACAAAAAGTAATTCATGATCTGATTCCAAGCAGCATTAACGTAAATGTTCTTTGGATTAACAGTTACATGAACATTATATCTATCCTTGTACTCAGCAATCAATGCTTTCACTTTCGGTTCAGCGTTATTATCAATGATGAGTAATTCAATATTCTCTTGATTGAGTACTGAATCAAATGCTTTACGGCAATGATCAGCTCCCGTGATTACAGGAATTCCTACAAGTATTTTCATGATTGTCTTTCGATTATAGTTAAACCATTATTGTATTCGCGGCGTAGTACAATTTTCCACTCCGGGTGAGATTCCAGAAAAGGTTCAAGCGCATATTTTAATCCTCTTCCGCAATTAGTACCCTTATCTTGTACTGATTCATATGATGGTTCTCCATTCTCCCAGAAGGTAGTCGTGTCATGGAAGCCAATGTACTTTCTTACTTTACCAGCATGTAATGCCAATTCTTTCTCAAGTTGAGTTGCAGTATGGAATGTATCTATGAATAAGAAATCTGTTTCTTCAATATCAGCAACAAGCACATCCTGAAGAATGAATGTGAAATCAATACTAGCTTCTCTTGCTAACTGTTCAACTAAATCTACTTCAGGGTACCGGCCAATGTCGTAACTAATAAGTTTCTTAGATCCTTTCTGTACTTCCAACCCTCTTAGAAATGCATAAGTACTTGTGGGATTACGTACTCCCATTTCTGTAATGTGCTGGCACGTAATTGCAGCACTTGCAAGATCTGGAAGTAATTCATTAATGTCTGATGGTGTTTGAATACGTAATTTAAATTCTTGCTCAATTCTTGTTTCCATGATTATATTTTATGAAGGTTAATAAACTCGGTTATATTATCACTCTGTATTAAGTGTGTGTTTTCCAATATCTTCTCAATAGACCAATTCCACCATTTGATTAAAAGTAATTGTTCAATCTGCTCTTCAGTGAATCGTTTACGCAATACTTTCTGCGGAGCGCCAACAACAATCTCATAAGGTTTAACATCTTTAGATATGATTGCACGCATACCAATTACAGCACCATCGCCAATCGTAACTCCACTCATTATCATCGCCTGTTCACCAACCCACACATCATTGCCAACAACAGTATCACCTTTAATAACGATATTACTTTGCAATTCAGATTTGAATGTGTGGAATGGGTAAGTAGATATGAATGATGAATTGTGATTGAATCCTGAATCAAATACTACACCCAGTGCAAATGAACAGAACTTACCTATAGTAATATTATTTCCTTCTCCTCTGCGAGATGGATTACCATAAGTGTATTCTCCAGTAATCATCTGTCCCATTACTTGTATTGATTTAAAATGAGTTTACATTCGTCAGGTGATTTCCATTTATCAAGTGCGTGAACTCCAAAGTTTCCCCAACCCCAACATGTTTCTACAGAGAAAGTAGTTGCTATTTCATATGTTGGTAAATTTTGTTCTTTACATCGGGTTGAGAAATAAATATCTTCATTACCAACATTTGAATTATATGGAGTACTCTTAATTATCTCAAGCATTGCCCTACGATCGCGTAATGATAATCCACCATTCATTGCAGGGAAGTCAATATGATATAAAGGAGCGCCAATAAAATCATATTGCATATATTGTTCAATACCTGGACGAAGTAACCATGAATCATTTTGGAATATTAATACTTTATCCCAAGGTAATTGATTCCAAAAATTATAACCGGTAAGTAGCTTATTATAATTTGATTCATGCATTCCATCATCGAACCAACGATCAACATTTTCAAATGTTACTTCAACGCTAAGATACTTACTGCATTGTTTTACATAAGCTTCATTAGCAGTACTATGCCAAATCATTAACGGCCAACCAGTGTACTTAACATGGTTCATTAGTACCTCTTTGAAATTAGGTATGATACGTGTCTCAACTATAACCATTCCTCTTTTCATGATTGAATATTTGTGTAATTAATTAATAATATTAAATCATCAATACGTTCTTTTGCCCAAGGAGAAATAAATACTTGTCCAGCACAGATAATAGACCCATACTTAATATCGTTCTCAAGATAATAATCTGTAGCATCGATATTATAGAATGTCATATCACGCTCTTCACAATCTTCTAAAGATGTTTTATCATCTAATCCCATTTCTTCAAGATTAGCTGTTTGATCTGTGTGATGGAAGATTGGAATACTAATTGGTTTAATCATATTGATTCTTTATTAAAGTTTGGATGGAATTGAAGAATATCAGGAAGCGAATGCCGATTAAACGGTGATACATTCCATAATCCAAGCGATACAGGATGAACATCAATCTTACTGGTACCGTATAGAATGTTATCTACCCAGCCTGGACGAAGTTCATCCTTATGGCCAGATACTTCCCATTTGTATCGAATGATTGTTTCTGATTGAGCACATGAGAAGTGATAAATTGGTAAAGCTAATGCTCCGGTGTAGGGACTATCGTTGTGTAAATTAATTACACGTACCGGGAGAAATCCATCATAACACACCTCATTAAATGAACGCCAGAAATTAACGAAGCTTGAACTACCATAATATCTGCGATCACCATTAAATGCATCAAGTAAAGCTGCTTCTGCAAATTCTGGGTCAAGAACTTCATCAGCATCCAGGGAGAGTACCAGGTCATATCCTTCTGAATACTTATAGATCTCTGCACGGTGTTCTCCTTCAGTACCGAATGCACATTTATGCCATACTACTTTATCGGAAGCAGCAATAGCTATATCATGTAACTCCTGCTCTGATTCAGGGCATGGTACTGAAGCTGCGTGTCCTTGTGATGGCTCACTCACATAGAAGATATGAATTACTTCAACGAATGGTGCCATTGATCTAATACAAGCATCAAGATATTCTTTACCGTACATCAACGGTATGTAACCAATAACTTTAGGCTTTGTATTTTTCATATAGCTTTATTATATTTTGTACCATGTGATCGAATGTGAAATTATTATGTGCGAACAAACTACTGCAAGCACCAAGAGATTTACGTATATCGCCTTCTCTAAGAGTAATCTTGCATAAACCAATTAACTCATCAATAGTCTTATAAGAAGTAACTGGCATCTTTTGTATCCCAGGGTACCATCTGCTTAAACACGTTGTACCGCAACCCATTATTCTTAATAGTCGATCTGATGAATAATCCTCATATTCAAAATGAGAAAGGTTGATAGCTATCTTAGCACCACGATAGGCAGCTGCTTCTTCTGTTTGTGAATGATTGAAATTACCTGTAGCTCTTGTCCAACCATTTCCATATACACCGAACTCAGCACCAAATTCTCTTTCCAATGCAATTACAGTTGCTATACGCTCGTTGCTTAATGGAAAATATGATGGGCCATAATTATTTCCCATGAATACAATTGGTGGTACCGGTTTAATCGGGCCTTCTGGTTTATAGATCTCAGGATCAAATCCATATTCCATCCAATCAGAAGTAAACCCAAATGCTTTCATTTCTTTCACATCATTCATATTAGTGAAGATGGTACTGGTGATATGCGGAGCGAGTTCTTTATACCAATCAGGAAGAGGAGTTCGCACATCTCCAGTGAAGTTGAATATTGTGGTGCCTACAGCTTTAATCTTCCTGATTCTTTCAGGATCAATAATACCTGGTGTTTGTACTTGAAGAAATAATATATCCCAATTCTCCAATGCTACAATATCAAGACATTCATTAAGCATTGGTTCACCACAATTCATTTCACTGTATTGCGTTGCATGTTTCTTCATCGCTTTAGTAAATCCATTCTCTCCGGTGCACATTCCAACATAAAGTATTCTCATACAAGTTCGTGTGGTTTGATTTTATAATAAGGTTGAGGTACTGAAACATCTGTAGAATTGTAATTACGAATACCTGACTCATGTAAATGCCAGGTTTTAATTGTACGTGAAGGATTTGTTACTTCATAGCCGGCCAGTACCAGTTCATGCGCGATACGATTATCACATCCAAGTTTACCTAATGTAAAATGAGTGTAAGCTAATTCTCTGATCTTTCCACGGAAGATCCATGTATCTTGACTATCTCCTCTGGTCTGTACCTGTTCAACTATGCCAAACTCCCAGCGGGACAAAGCGTAGCATTGATTATTTTTAATTCCATGTACATGAATGAGTGATTCGTCAAAATAGATATCTGTATTGGAAAGAATATTAACCTCAAATTCGCGGGTACGAGAATTGATTTCATCAAACATCTCACCATAAGTTGGTCGATCTTCTCTAATGATGAGTCCTACCTTATGAAGATCAGGAAAGCCCAGTACCAAGTCTCTATCCTGCTCATTACAAAACACGTATACCTTATCAATAAGTGGATTAGCAATGTTTGACCGGAGACATTTCTCCAGTTCTTTGTAGCGATCTTCATTTGAGTCTTTATAGAAATTAACGAATAAATTAACTGGAAATGTTTTCTCTGGCTCCTGTCCATAGAGAAGTTTACCACGAATATATTGCTGGTAATTAATTAATCCTTTGGAATTGTCTGAGTAAGTTTCGTGCTGAATAGCTGCAAATGGATAACATAAGGCGTACCATCCCTTACCATACAGATTTACATCAATGTTACCCTCGGTAGATGTAGACAGGAACGTATCGTAGAATCTGGCGCGAATGGTATACAGGGTAAGTCCTGTGAAGTTTTCAATGTGATGCCCACGGATTTCATGTAAGACATAAACGCTCGCAAGATATAAATCGAAAGTACCTGGTTTGTTTGCGAGGTAGTATTCCCATGCTCGCGGCCCAGTGAAAGACACATCATCCTCAGCGATAGTGATCTCTTCAAGATTGTTTGCTTTTGCATATGCTACTATTTGTTTGTGCGCTGCAGAGATACCGCGACAGGGATTGGCTTCATCCTTAATACCTGGCCAAATACGATAATCAGTAATACCTTGTTCCTGTAATTCCTTGAGAAGCAGCTCCATCCGATCAGTTCTCTCTGGCAGATGGATAATATGTAGTGTGGGCATCTGTTTGAGTTAGTTCAACAAATGTAAATACAAAAGCTTGATATAAACAAAAATTATTTTAATCCTCGTACCGGATGAATCCTTTGAATACTCCCAGTTTACGTGAACGCTCATAAACTCCATCACCTTCCCGATCAGAGTTAGATCCCAGTACCGGATCTTCACCAGTATTCCCTTCAATAGTGTGAACATATCCATTAATCACATCAGTTACATGACCAGTATGCCCACGACCAGAACCAAAATCCATTATGAACTGATCACCTTTCTGTGGATCTTTCACCTTTAATCTCGCCGGTACCCTATTCCAACAATCCAATACACCAGCAGTCATTGGTACAGGATTAGCTAATCCCAATGTTTGAGCTGCAGATAAAAAATTACTATACACAAAAGCCATGCACCAGGCAAATCCTTTGGTCAATCCAACATTGTGCAGGAATCCTTCTACTTCCTTACCATCATTATGCCCAGTCTTTTCCCGTACCCACAGAAAAGATTTAGCCACTTCCAGCGCATGGTATCTTAAAACCCGTGATTGTACCGGTGGCTGGAATACAGGTAGACTCGTATCATCAGCAAATAATTTCTTCCATGTAAGAGATCCAATAACTCCATCAGGATTTAACGAATGAGCTTTCTGGAATGCGATTACATGTTTGAGTGTTTCCGGCCCGAATAGTGGATTGGTTACATCAAGTAATGGGTAGTCTTTCAATACCGAATTGAGTTGTTGTTTGATCAACTTAACTGATTGAGCATCATCATCTCCTAATTCTATAAGGTGGCCGGGATAATTATTCATAGTAATTGTTTTTATGAAGGTAAACAAAAATCCCCGGATAGAAATCCAGGGAGTAGATGATTGGTATTATGAGAAAAAGGTTAAAATTCTGTCTTTACTGTAGTTTGAGCTACCTGCTTAGGATTGTATTTCCAGTTAAACTTAAAACTGTTAGGCCCACATGATGATTTCCTGAAACTTGCAGGTGTACCGACAGCTTCCATTGTAACACTGAAATGGAATTTGATTATTCCACCGAATAAAATACGTACCCTATCGTACCAGTTCTTGATAGAGAAAGTAACTTCTGTGTAACGGGTAGTGTAGAGTTTATTCTCAGCGCGTGGGAGTTGTACGTGTATCATTGATATAAATTAATCAAGTAAATCAGCCATTTCTTCTATTTCGGTAATTGTTTCTTTATCAATGTTATAATCTTCCTGTACCAATACGAATAAGCGATCGAATACTTTACCGTTAGGTATACGGCCACGGAATACATTCTCATCATATCGCTTATTGATAATACTATATAACTCAGCACCGTATGAATCTACACCTATGTAAACCAAGCGATAAGCATCTCCATCGAATTGATGTGATACTGAAGTTTCACGGAATCCTACTGAAAGGAAATGCTCTTTGAGTTTCATTGTGTGAAGATAGAAAAATTTTTATATTCTAAAATTTTTTGTTGAGATCGCGGGTGTGAGGAACCACTTCCCTTTCCAGTCCCCCGCTAACTTTTGCAATCGAAATACCCGGTGTCAACTTCACAGTTGATGAGAAATACCTTCACGAATAGGACTTCTCACCCAATGTAGACAGGATGCATGGATATGCAATCGTTCCGCAAATACATTGGCATTAGATAGAGTAGATATTAAACCTTAGATCGATGCATTAGCATCACAGCAATTACAAGCAATGGTTGCACGTAGTAACCATTGCTTCTTATCTCGTCTCTTATTAATTCACAATAAACCTCAATTCAATGAGCACAAATTCAAGGGTAATCACCAGCCAATCGGTGAAGTCAATCATGCAGAAACGCATGTTAGTATTAGCAGGACAAGTTGGTAAACGCATCTTGCTTACTATCCAGGGTAATGGTAATGTTGTTGACGTGAAGAACAAAGCAGGTGAGCCTGTTCCCAGCATTGCTGGTGATGGTACACTGTTGCAGAAGATCATCTTCAACACCAAAGCCAACAGTGAAGTTGGTATGAAGAATGCCAGAACAAAGCAGTTATTCATTGACGGCTTAGCCGCAGAGAAAGCAGGTGAAACTGATAAAGCTTCAGAGCTGTTCAGTCAATACCTGAATGCAACACAGTTTAGCTTTGCTATCTTGTTGCCATCTGCTGTTGCAGACAAGTTATCACAGAATGTTGAAATCTCCGGTAAAGTGGAAATGATTACAACAGACAATGGTAGCCTGTTAACACTCGATCCTTCGAGCATCGCTGTTCAACGCGCTGAAGAACTTGGCAGCACAACATTCAACATGGATGAGTTCCTTCCTAAAGAAGAAACTGTACCGGTTGATGAGACTGCTACTGAAGAGTCTAAAGCGTAGACTTCTTACCTGATTACAGTACCAACAGATGTTTACGAGCAGTCGTATTTGATTCTGTTGGTACTATTTTAAATGTAACCAACAACTAATTATATGGACAGTAACAGATTGCTCAAGTTTCACATGAACTGTAATCCTGATTACATGTTCAGCCATGCTGAAATTGCAGGTAAGCTTACAACAGGCAAATACAAAACGTATGATGAATACGTGAAAGACTGTAAATGCAGTGGAATCACTTATTACAATGAAGATTGCTATAAAGATTTCATGGCAAAGAATTTCCCTAACCATTAAACAACCACAGTATTATGGAAAAGTTCATGACCAGATACGCAGGATTTATCTTCATCAACGGTGTGAGAGTATCGTTGGATGATGCAATGGAATTCGATAACAACTAACTACTATTACTCCTGCTTAGCCCAAGGAGAGCGTTACACCAATACTTAGCAATAAGTCACTGTGGATCATATCGGGCAGAGAAAACAACGCACACTAATAGTAATGCCAGTACCTAATCCATCAGGAGAGGGTACTGGTTTTTATCACAGCTCGTCACATGGTGGTCCAACTAATAATACAAGAGTACCAGGTTATATAAATCAGCTAATCTCAGTTGTGGCTCCTGAGATATCATCTGGTACTCTTGTCTTTATTATATTTACACTAAACTTCAAGCTATGAAATCAATCTACAAAGTAATAATACTCCTCGTTTGTATAATTACAATAGCAGTTGTATTATCCAGTTGTTACTGGGGACAGAAATCCACTTCATGTCCATCACATGATCCTAAATGGTTCAGCGGTAAGCAGAAGTATTATAAATACTGAGCCTCGTAACGTGGTGGTTGAACTTATTGAACTCTCATGGACAGAGCTATTCATCAGTGGCCAATGTCAGCAAGGATGATAACCTTGTGAGAGTTCATATTTTACTGGATCAACGCGAGCTGAAACAGACTATAACTGTTGAAACTGGGAAACCCAGCAGCATGATCCTTTCTTTAATATACATCGCATGGCGAGGACAGTGAGTGTCCATCAGACCTCAAATTGGACACTGGTTGCGAAAAAGGACAGGATTGTCTATTCCATTATTGACCGATAACCTGATTTAGTAACAGGAGTTGATCTTAAATTATCCAATGGATTAGTATTTGTTTCAACAACTCGTTCAGGGTACGAGGTCACACGATTACCTTTAAATAAATAAGCTGGATTCACCCAATATGTATTCTTACGGCTCGTGCGTGGTATAATCAATCGATTAGTGAGCGCAGTCTTAGCTGAAAAGAATGTATTGCGGCTCACATCCATCATCTTACAATATTTCTCTTCATCCATTTCAATGATATCACGCTCCCAACCAAGGTGCGCACCGATATACATGAACATATCCTTGGCACTGGCCGGCAGATCTTTGAACCAGCCCAATAAGCCAGCTGAATACACCGATACGCGATCATCCACATCAATAATCTTGGTTTTGGCCTGGGTGATCTTACCACCAGCTGATTCTCCAACGTTAATTTCCTCGATTTCGAGCTTCCAAACACTGTTGATTTCAAGAGCTTGTACAAAAGGGTTGGTTTCTGGGGTCTTTTTACTCATTTTGTATCGGTTTTTGATGGAGAATGATGATTTTGTTCAATTTGTTGGGCAAATATACTATGTTCAGTTGACAAAACCATGTACTCAGACCAATTTCTTGGGCAAAAATGTCCAGTATATATATACCATACATTTTTCAATGTTGATGAGCATCGCTCACGCGGCGAGCCACCACCCCACTCCCATCCACAAAATGCTATAAATAGCTATTTCTCTCTCAATTAATTAGCCAGTAATTAAATCTAACCTGCTATCCTATTTCTCTATACGATCCATATCACCGTTATTCAGTACCCAATTGATACGGCTGATACTACCTCAAACAATAATTATTTACCCTAATAACTACACAATGGACAACCATCAATTCGCCTTATTGGATAAACTCACAGCATTATACAAAGAATCACAGACCAGAATATCAACTATTAATAAAGAATTGGCTGATTTAAACCTCAAAGTAACAAATGAGTTAAAAGAAGTGTATCCTATTGATCAACAGGTATTGTACCTAATGACTGGATTACATCTTCAACAAAAGATTTATACTTTGCAGTTTCACAAAGCTGTGAGATCTAAAATGGAACGAAAGACTGATACTGGTGGTGAGCTTATTACCATTAAACTATTATTCTTTGGTAAACATTCTCCAGGTGTATTTGATGGTACTCAAGAATCAGCTGAAAACATTCTTACATATGCTACTGAACAAAAAGATATATGTAGCAAGATTAATGTTGATACTTACACTGAATTTGGTTATTTCGATGATATTCACGATTACTATATGCGTGAGAATTGGATATCTGAACAATTATTTGCAAAAGATATTCCTTATATCATCTCAGAAGCTGAGTATTTAGCTGCAGTTGAACAAGTGGACTTATTTCTTAAAAGAAAACCGCATTAATCAATCTTATTTCATCAAATAACTACAATTATGCCATCAAATAGCTACGCTGAGATAACTCTTGCGGCTAATCAACCTTATATACAAGCCGTATTAGAAAATACCTGGGGGCATTTTGCACCAACTAAGAATAAAACTTATAAGTGTATATTATTATTCTCTGTATCAGCATTTGGAGGACCAACACGTAATCTTATTGATTGTTGGTTTACTGATGAATTAACAAGTTCTCCTTGGTTGTATGATCAAATGAATAATATTATCAACAAGGCTGAATTACCTAAAGCCTCAGATGGAAAAGTATTTATACTTATAGGTACCATGCGTAATTACAGATGGTGGTATAAAATACAACAAGTATACACATTGCCTAATGAAATTATAACTAAGTAAAGTACCATCTCCTGGTACACTAAACTCAATCTTATGCCATACAAATCATTCAAAGAACGTAATAGTTACGGCGGTGAGGATACAGCCTTCAATGGCATATGGTTATATCTTCAGGGCCATGCTGGTTGGGAATCTATACGCCGAAGTCAACCAGTTAAGATCACTTCATATAATTTTATGAAGAAAACTGTGGAATGGTACTTGAAAGAGAACAATATTCCAATTAGTAAAAGCAAGAATTATGGATTAGATAATAACTGTAAAAAGATCCAGAAAGCATTCACTCCATTCCGTGAGTGGGTACAGAAACAATTTGGAGATAGTAAATCATTTTAAACTCAATCTTATGAACAAGAAATTAATCCTCTGGATTAAAACAATACTCATCTGTATAATCCCGGCATTTGGGTTAAATCTCTTATCTGCAGTATTAATCAATCGTTATGTACCTGATTGTCCTTCTGAGCTTATGTTTATACATGGCTTTGCTTGGGGAATACTCGGCGCTATACTTGCAGAAAGATATTATGAATCTCATAATTAACTAATTCTATGAAAGCTAAATATCCAAACGGTACCAGAGTCAAAGTCAAGATTGGCCATCGTATGTGGTCTAATGATGGGAATGGCAAAATCATGGAAACTGATACAGCGCCATATCTCACTGAAGATACAGCCACTGTAATGTACACCTATGGTGAGAAATCAGAAACTGATTGGAAATTTTCTAAAGGTGACGATGGATATAAACAATACGGATTGAAATTCGATAAGTATGGGGAGATATCCTGGTTTGATGAATCAGATCTTATTGTTGAATATCCTGCAATTGAAAAACTATTGTTATCTGATAATAAAGCTGCTGCCATTCAACAAAAGATCAATGAATTGGCTGTTCTATTACTCAACGATCGTGAATTACCATTTCGTGCTGAAGTAATTATTAATATCAGTACTGATAATGAAGTTGGATACATTATTACTAATTGGCCTAAAACTCCTTAACAATAAAGAGATAAGCACATAAAACGACAGCAATTCTCTTTTAGAACTTCGGTTACTGGTCTGAGAATTAGCTTAACCAGAAGCAGGTGCTAAACTACCATTGTGCTTATCTCTTTATTAAATCTTAAATTCTATGAAACAAGAATACAATGGTTACACTATCGAGCTTATTGGTTCTTGTTACAAGATCTTTGAGAAATTATCTACCGGTAAATTCAAAGTTCGTAGGCATGGAATTGGTACTCTAATCAAGGGTAAGAGAGATCAGTGGGGTAATCAATTATTTGAACCATATACATCTCCTGAACACACATTACAAACTGCAAAGAATTTTATTGATAACTATATTGTTCCTTGGGAACAGAAAAAATTACTTTTATGAACAACGAACCTGAAGAAGAATATCATTGCCCATCTTGTGGTGAACCATGTGATGAAGATCACTGTGATGAATGTGGTTGGATTATTGGTGATGAAACAGAATCACAATTCAACGATCCTTATGGCGATAACGACACACAAATTCCATACAGTAATCAGGGTGAAATGAATCCTGATCGATAAATAATTGAGAGATAACTATCGGTGAAAGGCAGACGGTAGAGTAAGAAGTTTGAAAGAATGATTCTTATTGCCACGTATCTCTCTTTAACTTTTAATTAATTCTATGCGACAACTTATACGAACATTTCATTCATTTGTATCCAGAATGCGCCATTCAGGTACCACAACATTACTCAATACAATTGCTAAGACTAATGATATTTATATTCTGGTACCTACAGCTAAAGAGAAAGAATTATTTGATGCAGGTACCATCTTATCATTTGAAGATATTGATAATCTTGCTAAAATGATTGATCTGCCACCTAAGCCAATATTCCTGGATAATTATACCATGATTAAATTGGCTGAAGTGATGGATCTTGAATTACTTAAGCTTCAAGAAGAGATTAAGAAACGTGATCAATTAATTACTTCAATCAACAAATTGATCTTTGAGCATTCAAAAGACTATGGATTGAAATGGCATTACTAATAATATTGCATAATAGATAGCCCAGGCATCTTATCCAAGACCTGGCGGATGTAAAATTGCAATGTACCGGCAGCTACTGTTGTCGGTACTTTTTAAATCATTAATTAAACTCATTTATATGAATCACAATTTTGACAAACAAGCAGCTTGGATTCATGTAGATCATGAGCATCCAATAGTACCCACAAAAGGTGAGAAACCTAATGTGTATCCAGTAATACTGGAGAATAGTTCAATACGCCTTGCAAGTGTATATTCAGATAGATCTATCAACGTAGATGATGGCAGTCCGGCTAATGCTGTAAAGTATTGGCTCAAAACTGAATACACAATGATTACACAACGTATTATGTGTTCAGCAATCCATGTACAAGATGGTAAAGAATATGATAATCAACCAGTGGATACTGGGTTTGTAATCTGTGGACGTAGACACAATCAATGTGTATCTATTATAGCCTTAATGGGTGGTACAGGTACATATCACAATGATATGTGTGTATTCGGATTCATGACCAGTGATGGTCAGTTTGTTGATCGTAAAGAAGCATTCACAATAGCTAAAGCCGCTGGTCAGCTATTAATGCCAAATCTTTATGATCCATCCCTCAATCCAGGCTTAAGCAGCGAGGATTTGTGGTGATCTAATTGAACACAGTGTTTAGGCGTGTAACCTAATATCGTGCACTGTTATTAAATTAATGGGCCAGCTGGAGATAGCTACACCTACTCAAATCGGCTGGCATTTCTTTTTATTAAACTAATTTCTATGGATAACAAATTATTTGAAGAACTCAAATCATCAGAGTGGTATCAATCTCGCCCACAAATAATCAAAGACGCGATTGAACTATTACCACCAACACAATTATACCAATTCAAAGATTCAAAGAAACAATGTTTTATATTCTCTTACGAAGAACCTAAATCTGGTAAGCTTGAGGATGTAACTGTTACTGTTGAAAAGATTGGAGTTGGTGGGCCAATGGCTGCAATGGGATTGGGATCTCTTGATACTAACAGAGTATTTGGTATTAAGATGGATAGTCTTGAGCCGGTACTTGAAAATTAAATTCTATGCCACAAGAACTATTCAAAGCAGAAAGATTATCATTTGTAACTGATGATTTCAAATTCACATTCTTAAAACCATATGGTGCTAAGATGAAAGATCATGTATTAGTTATTCGTCAGCATTTACATACTGATGAAGTGAAAACTGAATATTATTCTTATGCTGAGATTCAACATAATTTTTATCATCATGCAGGTACCATCCTCAGCGATATGAACAAACCCAAATTAACTTATAAGCCGGATAATAATTTTCGGTTTTAATCTTTGAACTACTTTCTTGTTATCAGTTAGAGTACTCGATGAGATAACAATGGTGACACGATTGGTACCGTGTAGTAGTTCATTTTTAAATCAAAACAATGCTTACTAAACAAGAACGTCATTGGTTATATCTAATGATGCATATGATAGCAACAGATCCTCAACTAAAAGAAGAAGATTTTGGATATTCTATCAGTGTATGCTATCATGGATTTTGTTACATGCTACATACTGCATTTCAAATTGATTGTTATTCTGGAAGAGTGTTTGAAAAACAACTACCAGAATTATGGGAACAACGCCCTGAACATATTAGTGTAGATCGAAATGGGCCTTGGACTCATTCATGGGGTACACGTATTAAAATGCTTGAGAAAGCAATTGAATTATCAGTATAAAAACCAATAACAATGAAAGCAAACATAACATTCAAATCGGTACTCTCGAAGTATCCAAACACAGTTAAAGGAATTGAAGAGCGTAATGAGCATTTCAATTCTCTTGATCCACAATCTCAGCGATTAGAAATTGCATGGGATGCATTACAAATGGTGTTGAAAGAACAAGTTTTCGCACATTATTCTGGATACTGGAGTGAGGATCTCCAAAGAGTTGAAGGTACCAGTAAAGAGTTACAAAGAGTATTCAACAAACAGCTTAAATCAATGAATTGTCAAGTATGTCAGAGAGGGTTAATGATGCTGTCTCAGATTAGACTTGGTAATGACATTGATTCTACAGATAGTTGTCGGCGTTTTGGAAATAGTGATAATCTAAAGGGGTTTTCTCTTAAATCTATGCAATGGATGGAAAATGAGTTTGAACATTGTTCTTATGGACATCCTTATCGATTCAATACTGAAGAAAAGCTCGCTAATATCTGTTGTAATGTATTAGTAAATGGTGATTTCAATATAGACGATAAAACCGATTATCTCTTACCATGAAAACTGAATTAATCATTCATCCTTCTCATGATCTTACAATAGAATCACGCAATGATATCTATAAGATTCCTCTTGGTGTGTACCAGGCTATGGCTGATATGGCTGGGCCTGGTATGCAGCAGAAGGTACTTGCATACTTACAAGAATATGTACGCGATCGATATCCTGGAATGGAACTCAATTCATTTGTTGATCTGAGTAATAAGGATGTACAAAAACTTCAATCACAAGGTATCACCGGATTTGAATGGGGAATGTATATTCAATTACGGCCAGCTGATGGTCAACTCATTTTACCGGTACTTGATACTGTAACCAAATTATTAGAATTATGAAAAAACAAATTATAACGCATGTTGTTACAACAGTAATGTGTATTCTCCTTTATCTCTTTATTGCAGATGGGAAAGATATTGGATTCGAGAATCGTTGTGCTTTAGTAAGTTCTTATATCTGTATACAATTTTTTATTGCTGTTGGATTTACTAAAACATCTTAATCATGAGTACTAAGTATATTTGTACAATGTGCGAAGGAAGAGGGCACCATTGGCTTCATAAGGCTGAGAAATGTGATTGGTGCAATGCAACTGGTAAACTATCTTGGCCACAATGGGTGGAGAAGTTTAAAGGCCGAGTAATTTACGGGTATCATTCTCATTGGCGATTACCTAATTCAACTCACCATTTTTTAAATTATTAAACCATGCTAAGAAACAATATTGAACCAAAGGTTGGAATGCGTGTGAGACGATTTCAACAAGGGCAGAGAGGTACAATGAAAGTGGGCGATAGTGATACTATTATAGCTTTAGGGGAAAGGTGTAAAAACTTTACCTACTTAAAGTTCAAAACTCATAAAAATACTGATAGATCAAGTGAAGGTTATACGTTTGCATCAGATAACTATGAACTGGTACCTTCAACTCATCACTTTTCAATCACATAATTATGGGTAATAATCATTATGATATAGCTCAAGAGAAAGCAAGACCTCTTATGAATGCTATTCAAAGAATGCGTAGAGAGTACCCAAGAACACCTGAAGAATGTTTTAGTTCTGGTGATATCAATGAGTTTATAAAAATTCATGATCAAACTGCAAATTTTATTTATGATCGATCAGGTATTCCTCAATCTCGTGTTGGTGAACAAGTAAAACAATATCAGGATGGTCAATGGTTAACTGAAGTTGAATCACGAATGAAACTTCAAGATCTTCTCAACGCTCAACAAGAAGCTGGAATGTATATGCCGCATGATCGGGATCAGTATGATCAATATGGACTTCCAATAATATCACCGAACAAATGGAGAAAGAATGATAAGGATTCTCGTCCACCAAAAGATGGTACTCTTATTGAATGTAGTGATGATTGGTTTGAAATACCTGTAGGCCCATTTGGTGTTTCTATACATTTAAAAGCTGAATCTCAAATCAGAGTTATTCATTACATTGATCGAGCTGAGAATCCAGGTGCTGATTCAAATCATATGTACCATGAAGGATGGGCTGATTTCTTAACTGGTTATTCATGCGATCCACCTGGAATATGGAGATATCACGAGCTGTTGGTACCCTCTAAATCAATTCATCATTTTAAATTATATTAACTATGCAGTACCTCAAATTTGAAGAGCTTAAACCTGGGGAGTTTTATGCTGTTATAGCTGATAGAACTTATTGGCCAAATGAAAAGTATATTTTCCAATTTCTAAAAGGGTCTGATCTTTATAGAACGAATTCTGTAGCGAATATTAGGATAACTCACGATAAATTACAAGATTACAATCCGCCTGGAGTCTATTCTGATCTCAATACAAATAGCAATTCTTCTTTTATTCATTATCGTAAAGCAACACGATACGAAATTAATTTATTGCTTAAATGTGTTGAAAAAGGTAAGATACTTAATGAGAAGGAAATTGCTAGTATATCTGTATCTCAATCTCATCACTTCTCAACTTATTAACTATGCTACAAGAAAAAGATTGGCGAAATCTTAAAACTGGTGAGATCTATACTGCTATAGCTGGCAGTACAAGATATGTATTTCGTCATAGTGGTAGAGTACCGGCTGCTCCCGAACTGATTACATTTCTTTGTTCTACTTCTAATTGGTTCCAATATAAAGGAGTAAAAAACTCATTAGACCCTGAAAAGAATAATTCAATAGACTTTTTCACTGATTCACTAATTTCAGAACGAGTTCATTTCATTGCATGTGAAAAAACACAACAATATATTCATCCTGATGATATTGGTAAGTGTTCTAATTATACTAAAACCAATCACTATGCACTATACTAAAGACAATATCAATGGATTGAAGATTAAGCATTGTGTAAGAGTTGGAGATTTTGGTATTATTACTGATGTTAGGGAAAACCTTTACACTTTAACTGCAATGGTAAGCTGGTCCAGAAGTGGCTCCAGTAGATTTAATGTAATTTCAATTCTTGATTACCTTGATAACGGCCAATGGATTCCACTCAAACAATCTCATCATTTTAAAATCTATTGATATGCAGATATCTGATCTCAAAGAGAATGAGTATTATGTTGTTGATTTTATCTTTGGAAATAAACCGGCAACAATTATTTTTATTTATAAACGTGGTAATAGTGTAGATTCAGGGGCCACATATGCATTAGATGCTTTAGGAGATTTACAGGTAAAATTTAGTGTAAATCTCGCAGATGATAAATTTCGTAAGGCTACCCACAAAGAGCAGGTTCAATTATTCAAAGCAATTCGTAATCATGAACGTACTGTAAAGATCGAAATGCATGTACCAGATTTGCGTAATGTTCACTTCTCAATCTACTAATTATGTTAACAATACAAGATCTTAAGATTGGTAAGTATTATACGTGCGAGCATTCTCCGAGGTTGTTTACTATCTGGTGTTTTAAAGGACAAGAGGGTAAAAGAAATTATACACTTCCAACTACTGGTCTTGATAGTTCAGGTTTATATCTTGCAGAAGGTAAATTTGATTTAGCTGGCCCATTACGTCCTGCAACAAGACAACAAGAATTATGGCTTAGGAATTGTATTATTGCTAAAAAGTCTCTCCCACGTAATCAATTTATTACCAATCAACAATGTCATTTTCAACTTTATTAAACTTTTAAACCAATCAACAAAATGAAAACAACAATGATCAATTTCCAGCGCAATGCTGATGCAGTAGAAATTTTAAGCAGTGGTAACAGTAATGGTATTATGGCCCAATTAGAAGACCTGAAAAAGCAATTAGCATCACTTGAGAAAATCACTGAAACACCGTGGAAAACCAATGGTGAATATGGTGATGGTTTTGCTAACATCAAAGACAAGGATGCTATCAATATTCCTTTGGAAGATCTGATCTGCATGGAAGCCGGCGCATACCAGCGTAAATTAGCTTATGATGCAGCTGTAAGCCGTCTGCCTATATTGAAGGGTAAGAGTGTACCTATCTTTACAATTGAAGGATTTCCTTACGAAGATTGGAACCACGATGTTAACCTGCGTATTAGCATTAACCTGCAGAAAGAAACACACGAAGCATTGGCTGCACTGATCAAAGAAGGCGAGCAATTCATCGAGAAAGAAGATCTGAAAAGCATGTGGCAGAAGAAACTCAACCAGGCAACTGGTAATTTGAATTCATTGCCGGCTTCAACCACTGAAGCATAAATTTTTTAACAGTACCTATCTCTTGTCGAGAGCTATGAATGTAATTCCTGTATAAAGGTGATTCATGGAATGTGTAATGATGATAAGTATTGTAGTTTGTAAGAGGCTACTCACACTCTTTACTAAACATACAGTTCTCCGCTTAGAATATACTGCCTCGGCAGATCGAAGCTGAACTATCCCGGTTAGAGAGAAATCTCTTTCCGGGAGCGATCTCTTTAGTAACACTGATCACTGCTTGACTGTAATATTTAAAGTCTTGATGTGTCTTGACGTTTTACTATCCATGCAATTGAGAATTAATTGGAGAAGCTAAGATATGCATTACATTAGCAACAGAGACAAGGTTCATAGGTAACTGGCAATAGAAGACATATGGGGTTCTTCCTGGCTATGGACGAGATCCTTAGTCAGATTCATTATCCGAAAAATGATTGAGTGGCAGACCTTCCATTCCCGATTGTATAGTGATATACTTTCGGGAGCTAAGAGCAGATACATATATTATTCACGAAGAATGATATTGCTCTTTCCAGAATAATCAGTGATAGTTATCTGGAGCAAAGTCGAAAGACAGCCTGCAATCTCAAGGCCGGTTAAGTGGTTTCAATACCACAGAGATAATCTATAGTAATGTACCAGTGCTTGGGTGTGAGTTCAAGCCTGGTACTTTTTTTATTTTAAAACCACCTAAACTGAAATTCTATGAACGGAAACGAAGTAATTAATCCCGGTATGCTACCAATCATTTATTTGGCTGGTGGTATTATTGTTATTGCAATGATTATGTTCTTGTATGCTACAAGACGTAAGAAAGCGAGATTTGTATTACATCCTGGTAATCTTAATAATTCCAAAGGTGTAGGCCCGTATTTCACTTTCTATCAACTTATTGAATTATATAAACTCAATAAGCATACAGATAATATTGTATGTTATAGTCAAGGTAGTTTTAAATCTCAATCTAACGATATTCATCTTCATCCATTGAGAGATGGTAACTATGTTGAGATGAGAGATTCATGGCTTGATCACAAAAATCTTAAAAGATGAAAGCATTAGACCAGAAGTATGCCAAGGATTATATGCTTGCTGGAAGAGCGATGGTTACATTCCACAATACATTAACTGGTAATCAATTTACATATCTTATCAAAGCAAAGAAAGATTCTGATAATACCTGGTTTGTTACACACCATAATTTAAAGAAAACTTTCTTAGGTAGTATCTACACTGGTAATAACCCAGAAGGTAATTTCTCATCGGGTATTGATGTACCTAATGAAGTGGTACTTGGTAATCCAATGAGAGTATTCGGATGGATGTGGGATAAAATCCAAAAGCAAGCAGTACCAGATTATATCGAGATCCTACGTAGTGATACATGCGGTCATTGTGGTAGATCCTTGACTGAGGCTCTATCATTAACTATCGGTATTGGCCCAGAATGTAGAAAGAAGCTTGACATCGATGAATCAAAATTCAAGTAATAATATTAATTTCACCGTCTAAATTAAACCAACTATGAGACGCAGTTTTAACAAAATGTTCTTTGCCGCTATTGCGATGGTGGCTGGAATCTTTGGGTACCGCAGAAGCGGTGCTCAAGGCAACTCACCTGCATTTACAGGTAACAAATCAAACATGGGATCTTATCGCCCACTTCATGAGGTTGTATCGATGAGTGGTGCTGCACCTATTCCTTATCGGCTGTTATCACGCCGGAGTAACAGTATGTTTAGTCAAAACAAACAGCGTAAGTACGCACGGCAGATGGGGAGGAAAGTAGCATGAGTAATGATAAAGACTTAATACAAGAAGCCGAAGAACTCCAACAGTTAGGATTAGCTATTGGAGAAAAAAGAGATAGTAAGCTGGATAAAATGATTAAGAATCATAAGCAGCAACAATCTCCCCAACGCTTTAAACAGCCAAAGAAGCAAACTGCATTCGATCCAACACAGGAGATTCGTATCATGAAGTTTGAAGCTGATATGCCGGTACCTGAAAAGATTCCGAAATGGAAACAATTCATCTGCAAATTGATCAAGGTTGTACCTAACCAAAAGGTTTACACAAGAGGCTATGTCTACCTCGATAATAAAACAGCACTCTGGCCGGGTGCTGTTATCCGTACCAAAGAGATGGCAATCGATCTGGTTCTTATGGGAAATATTGATGGCAATAAATACCTATATGCATCAGTTACTGGTACCGATAATCCAGGCCAGTTATACAATGAAACGCGGGCTACCTATGTTGGTACCACGCAATTATCTAAACCACAACCCAAACAAAATGGCAACGCCAAAAACAAAGAAGAAAACAGTAAAGAAGTTACCGGCTCCGAAGAAATCAGCTAAGAAAGTTGTAAGAACTGCAGCTATTAACAAGTTGGAAAAAGAAGTAAAGAAAGCAAGTAAACAGCTTAAGCAGAACTTGAAGCCGGTACCTGAAGGTCACAGTATTGTGTGTGATGGTTATGTAAATGATCTGAAAGCTCAGGTTGAAGATTACAAAAAGAACCTGGAAAGTGTAGCTGGTCAATTGCATGAATTCAAGAAATCCAAAGATTTCAATGGCCGTCCACAGGATGCACAAAATGAGATTGTTGGTATTCTGATGCAATTCCCAATGAACCTGCAGAATGTGATCATCAGTTGTTCTCTGACCATTCTGAAAGGGCAGCGTACAGCAGCGGTAGATGATGCCATTGAATTGGTACTGGCTAAAAACAAGCAGGTTGCTGAAGCAGAATTAGTACTCGATATGGCTAAAACCTGTGAGCAAGGATTCAATGAAACAGTAACAGCTGCAGCTTCAAAACTGCATTAAATAACTATCTCCTCGATAGTAAATAAGGACCATACAAACGTTTAAAGATCACGGCCGGAGTTTCTACCCTGGCCTCATTTTTATCGAGAGATTAAATTAGGTCTTGGTGATTTTCAGAGGTTACTAAACCCTTCGTTGACAACGGCCTAACATGAGAAGAGAAATCTTCATAAACTGTCCTGCGGTCTTAATGTGAATGCAGGTAGGCGCATCACAACGAATTCCCGGTTGAGTAGTGATATTCTTCCGGGAGCAGAGATTGATTATAAAGTACCGCACAAAACTCTTGATCAGAGAACGTGGTCGAAACGGTGATGCCATTGGGCTGAAGCGTACTTCTGAGGCTTATAATCAATCTTATTTTTTACTAAATTCAAGTATATGAACAAAGTGTTCTATTGGTGCGTTGAAGCACTACAATTTTGGGCAGCTCAATTACATACAACCTATGAAGCGTTAAACGTATGGTTATTTGTGATTATCATGCCATCGATGATTATCATCTTATTTACTCTTCTTATGATATCGATCGTAAAGAGATCGCGCTGCAGATTTGTTAGATGATAAACCAGCAATATCACCCCTTGAATCAAGAAATTTTTGGTACCCTATTGTATCTTTAGGAGATAGATCAAAACGAATCTTGTTCGGTGCAGGGGGGCGTTTGCTTTGAGATTCTGTGTTAGCTTCTTCAGCAAGTTTCCTACGTTCAATTCCATAAAAATCATCACGATTTTTCATATACCCGGCTTTCAATTTACCGGTAGTAGAATCTTGCGTAAAATTATTTTTGAAATCATAGTTATCAGTATACTTAATATTACCAGTGACAGGATCTTTAGTGTAACTTCCTCTACCTACTGTTGTAGCCATATTATAAGCTGGGTCTACAGTGCCAAGATAAGCACCAATCAACGGATTAAGATTTCCCTTTTTAATTTCTATAATCTTTTTCTTTGCATTAGGGGTAGTTTCGTAATCTTCATATTCAGTAGTACCTGATAATTTACCAGTACGTTTAATAGCATTATCAACCATTTTGTAAAGAGCCGCTTTATCCATTTTCTTAATAGAATTATTATTCATGGCTGTTGATATTCCCATTTTCTTTCGCGCCCAGTTACCAACGTTGTTGGGCACAAAAGGTGTTGCTTTACGCAAACCATCGGCTAATATTTTACCAATAGCGGTTTGATCATTGCTTGTAGCCATTTCTGGATGCAATTCTTTAGCCACTCGTGTATTATCAGTAGAAGCCTTAACCGGCTTATCTGCAGGTACTGCCCAACTCTTTGGAGCATTCAATTTCGCTTGAGTAAGTGGGCCTACAATACCATCTGGTTTAAGCCCATTATCTTTCTGGAATTGTTTAACAATTTCAAGAGTACCGAAATCAAATACTGGATTGGTTACATCAATTTTACCATATTTGCCTGATGCATTAAGCTTAGTTTTGATATCCTGTATTGCAGCTTTATCGGTTGAACCGAATTTGATTAGATCAGGCATATTCGATAATTTTAATAAAAATACAACAATTTTGGAAGAATCAGTGACAAGGCCCAGAGGACGTTACCTGGCTGGGATGCTAAAGCCAGTGCTGGCAATGCTCTAAAAACCAGGGATCTGGTTCTTTTTATTTTCTTGATAGCAGGACCTTGCAGGTGCGGAGACCTGAAAAGACGGGGAGACCGGTATACCACCCAGCCGTAATCCTATAACGTGGATAGGCTATCATTTTTGTTTAATTCAATTCAACTTCTTACATTTGATCATCAAAAACTCTTACACTATGAAATGAGTATCAACAAGAGGTTCTCCATGATGTTCAATCTAATCGATCATTTATTATTTGAACAACTAAATCTCCAAACATGGAAACTAATCAACAACAATTATCTCCAGAAGTATTAGCTGCACAGAAAGCGTACAAACAGCAGAAAGACAGATTCAAATCTGACATTAAAAGGCTCTCAGAAGAGCAAACCTGTATTAAATTAAACCGTAAGACTGTAAACTTTGGTACTGGTTTGCGTAAGTTAGAATCGTCTGATGCAACACGTATGGTTGAGATCAATAAAGTAGATCTCAGGCATATGTACATCGCGTATAATCAATTCCGTACCAAGTATGGTGGTTATACAAAGCTTCTGCCAGCAGTTACACTCAAACAAGCAGAAAAGATTAACCCTCAATATTTACAAGAAATCCTGAAACGCTATGCCCCCGAAACTGTATATCTTGGTCAGACAGGATCTTAGTAATGCTCAGAGAGCTGTACAAGCATGTCATGCGGTTGAATTATGGTGCGATAATTACTTTTATAAAAATGGTGTTAACGATTTACCCGAAGTGCATACAAAAGTTTTATTACTGGTACCCAATGAGGATGCTATTAAGTTATGGCAAAGAAAACTCGCACAAAGATCAATCGCATCATTTGCATTTAGGGAACCTAGTATTGGTAATCAAAAAACAGCAATGAGTTGTTGTACAGATAAGCATAATATCTTTTCAAGCTTACCAATGCTTGAGTAAATAATTCTACTAAGTACAAAATTGGTTGAGATACCACTTGAGGGGTGAGATTGACCTAATCCCCACTACAGTACCATTAAATTGGGAGCCGAGAAATGGCAGCATGATACTCTTTGCATGGTCATTAAAAATAAGAGGCATTTTGTATCTTAGTAGAATACTGATGAGATAATTCAGAGGTAGAATAACGTACTTCAAATGCGTATGTCCTGGGTTCGATCCCCAGTCTCATCACACTGATCATCATATGTCTTCATGACAATTGGAGATCTATCCCATAACCTCAGAGGGAGAAAAACGATTGAGAGGGAATACTTAATAAGCAGGGAAAAACATCTGCCAGTTCCAAATTTAAGCGATTTTAGGGTTGCTGGCAACGTTAAGTATTGGTAGAGAGATAAAGTAGCAAGCGGTAAGCTCTCGGATAGTAATATTCGGTGTACGGTGGTTCGATTCCATCTCTCTTTGCAAAGCAATCTCTTCCCACATAAGCAGTTAATAGTTACGGAGCTGATGTTCTCATCTGGCTCCTTTTTACTTTAAATCCCTTAATATGAAAATAAAACACGAACCATGTCCTGATTGCGGCAATGACAACCCTGTAAAAGAATGTATTGGTTGTATGCACATGTTCAAACCAATAAAATCTTATACTGTAAAAAACATTATAGTCAACATTCTTCTGTGGGTATTTACTCCAATAGCATTTATCATTTATCTATTGGGTTGGTTATACATTTATTGTACAGAGATAATTACCCGCAAAACAAAAACTTAAAATTCAAAGTATATGCCATCAATTCATTTTAAAGATAGTACTCCAGAAGGAATAAAAAGAGATGAGTTAATCAAATCAATCCTACCAACTGAACCAATAACTGGTCCAGCAATACATGATAAAATCTTACGTACTACTAAGCGCCAAGCAATTGAAATGCTTAAACAAGAAATTGAAATCTATCGTGTTTATCCAAAGAAAGGAGAATACAATATTGATACATTTACTCCACGTAACAGCCGTAAATGTTTCATGGGCCAAGGATTCAAACATAATGGTAGTGGTTTTGAAGGATGGAGTGATTATGATCTGGTACAGTACCGTAAAGCTGTAGGTGTAATTGAACATCCAACCTGGGGAGATTGTACATTACTGGAAATATGGGGCGGTGATCACTTTGAAAAGTATCCTAAGATGGTAAAAGCTGTTATGGAATATGGTTGGGGTAAAATTGACAAGATGCCCGCCATTACCTTTCACATTAGTCCTTGGGCTAAAAATGATAAATCCGGTACATGGGACCCTGATCCTGATGAAATATTCCAGGAAGCTAATCGACAACATATGATCAAGCTTGCAAATTATTGTGAGATCAGAGATCGTTTAAAGAAAGCCGGTTTAAAGAATCCAATGGAGCTAGCAGTGAAGGAAGAAGACGATCTTAAAAAACCTAAACGCAGATGAATACTGAAAAGAAATTAATCATCGAAGCTCGCATCTTATCTGATCCTGAATTCAGAATTAAGTGTTTACTTAAACTGTATGAGAAACAGGAAGAATTGGAACAAGATGCAGGTACCACTTTGATTGAGAATGGAGTTGGATTTACTAAAGGTGATTCAATGTATTTATCTCAGCTTGCTCAATACTTACAAGTTAATCCAAGTGCCAGTTTCACTTCAGGTACTATGCAATCGCTTAAAAAGTACCTTCCCAAATATTCAACTCAATTATGTAACTATCTCACAGAAGATGAGATCTTAAATTAATTTCATGAAATACGTTGTAACCCTTAAGAAATTTGAGGATGATTCAACTGGTGATACTGGCTTTACACATATAGAAACATTTAATGCTAATGCACCGTTCAACGCATTTTGGGAACCTTCAGGAATATTTCATGACGTATTTGAACATTGGTTTGAAGATAAGTTGCGATATTTTAGAGATAAGAATATGTGTAACATCTATGGTGAAATGGTAGCATCAGGTATTAGAGTATGGATGTATCATAACGCCTGTGGATTTGATGTATTTGAATATCGTAGAGGTAATCGACAATATACATTCTTTGAAGATACACAAGGGCAATGTTTAGAAGCAATTACTGAAGAGTATACTCAATTTCCAATTCATGATATTGGTATTCCTTATCAGAAATATATTGACAATGCTTATAATCTTGAAAATGTATTATCTGAATATTGGTTTCAATTCATTAACAAGTACCCAAAGAAATTGCTGAATCAAAAAGAAGTATATCAATCTCGAATTCAGAATGCATATCGTTATGGTTATAATTTGGCTGAACGATTGTATGGCAAATATGATGCTCATGTATTATATGATTTCTTTAGTAAAGTACTCTCTACATGGAATGGAATTATATCATCTACCGATTGTCCATCTTCTTATTTTATTGATGGATCTGATTTTGGTTGGGATAAAATTCAATTTGTTGTAAGTACTAATCATTCAGATAAACCAATGCTTAAAACCAGATTGATCGATGATGTAGGAAATCAATTCCCATTAGACAATCTCATACAATAATTAAGTACCAGGTACTCGCCGTAAGGCAATAGTTGAACATGCTGTGTAGCATAAGTAGACCAACTGTAATCAGCGTGGAACTCGAACAATTATACTTATACAGTAAAGGAAACAACGTTTGTGCTTTAAGTAGCTCGATTCAGGTGACGCAATTTACTTTTGTATAACATAGTACAGTACAATCCTGGGATAGATCACCAACGGTCCTATCCAAGACATAAAGACTGATGAGAGTGTAAAACTCTCTACCTGGTACTTTTTAAATTAATAACTATGTGTAAAAAACCTTGTAAGGAATGTCCATTCCGGAAAGAAAGCGCACCGGGATATTTAGGTACTTTATCACATCAACCAGAGGAATTTCTTAAGCCAATGGAATATCATATCATGCCATGTCATATGGCTATTGATTATGATGATGATGAAGGTAAAACTGATCTTACAAAAGCTGCTATAAATTCTCCTTGTATTGGAGCATTACAATTCATGAATAATTCTTGTAAATTTCCTCGCGGTGCAAGAGAACCTGGTATATACCAAACCCATTTAGAGAATGCAGGAACTAATCCTAATGTATTTAAGTGGTCAAACGATTTTATTCAACATCATAAATCAAAACAACAAAATGGCAACAGAAAAAGCAGGTAGTTTAAAACCTGAAACAATTGATAAGTATGCTAAGGTATTATTAGAAGTGGCAAAACCTAGTGTACCATTCGATATCTATAAGCAACTCAATGAAGCTGGTGCTGATTTCAAGCTCGGCGGTTTTCTTCAGAAAACTAATCGTATTATTAAACGTGCTGACGGTCTATATAACTGGATTGCTGAAGAAGGTACAGAAGAAAGCATTAAAGCTATTATCTGCGAGTTTGGCCAGTACCGTAAGACATCAGATGATCGCCGTGCCACTGAACTTAAGGATCTGAAGTATTTTCAAGAGAACAGGGAATTCCTAGTTGATACCCGTACTATGGGACAGGCAGCACCACTATCAATGAGCAATCTTCCAGCTGATCTTAAATTAGAGATCGCAACAGCTGCAGCTACATATGCTGAACTTGCTGTTAAATCTGGTAAGAAAGATATCCGTGGATTTGTGTTTCATCTTTTTAATCTTGAATAATGAATCAGTTTTTCATTTGCTACCGCGAGGTAGACTATCAATACTTTCTATTCAATGGAGAATGGCCAGTGGGAATTACTCCAGGCGGAGAAGATTTTGGTACTATACTCTCTTCAGAAAAAACTATGAATGGTGCTATTTCAGCTACAAATCTTTACATTGATCTTTTGAAGGAAGTACTCAACAGTAAAAAGAAAGTATTTACTATTAACAAGCTCAGGTTCATTGTAACTTATCGAGCACAATTCGTTAACGAATGATAATATCCCTTAGTGGTTACATCGGTAGTGGTAAAGATTTATGTGGATCTATCATACAATTTCTCACTAATACTGATAAAGATTGTCGTAAGAATTTTGATGGCATTTCTATTGATACATTTGAGAAATGGAATTCAATGCGAAATGAATTTCCTAATTGGTCAGGTAGTTCTCCTTGGCAGATCAAAAAATGGGCTGGACCATTACGTAAAGTTGCTGCCATACTATTAGGTATGGATGAAGAGTTTCTTTACACTGATGAATTCAAACAGATGAAGTTACCTGCACAGTGGGGTACACTTCTTGAAGATTGGGATGGTAAAGATGTAATCTATGAAACAAAGTCAATGACTGGCCGTGAATTCTTGCAGAAGCTCGGTACAGATGCAATCAGAAATGGCTTGCATGAGAATGCCTGGGTAAATGCGTTGATGAATGGGTATGTAGCTAAAGCACAACAATCTGGTACATATACGCATAATCTTGATGGTACTTTAAGAGAAAATCCAACACATTGGGCTAGTAATTTTCAATGGCCTAATTGGATCATTACTGATACTCGTTTTCCCAATGAGTTAAAAGCAGTGAAAGATTGTGAAGGCATTACTATCCGTATCAATCGTGCTTCTACTGAAATGTTACAGCTCAAAAGCAGACACGGACATGCTATGATTGGCACTCTTCATGCTTCAGAAACATCTCTCGATAATGCTGAATTTGATTATATTGTTAATAATGATGGTACGATCGAAGAACTTACGGAAAAATTAAAATTAATCCTTATCAAAGAAGGATTATTAAAATAACTGGGCATTAACAATCCAGTCTGATCATGTTAGATCCAAATGTAAAACCGGAAGAAACTGAAGAATTTGTACCACCTGTTGAAGAAACACAACCAACAGAAGAAACAACTACTACAGAAGAAACCGTAAATGAAGACGCCGTTAACGAAGGATAATCCTGTCGATCGGCACAAGTAAATAAAAGCCTCTTGCATATTGTAAGAGGCTTTTTAAATCTAAAATCATGAATACATTCCATAAACTTTTATCCTTTCAACGGGATATTTTCGAGACAAATACATCTAAAGGTTTCTGGCCTGAAGGTCGTAACAAAGGTGAGGCAGTAATGCTTATCATCACTGAGTTAAGTGAAGCGGTTGAATCCGATCGTAAAAAGAAACGATATGATAAAGAATATAATCCTGTAGCCCATAATCAAGGAGATTTCTTCTTGGGAGTATTCGAGAAATGGTGTAAGGATACTGTTGAAGATGAAATGGCTGATACAGTAATTCGATTACTCGATTGTGCATATGGATTTGCCTGGGAATTATTTGAGAAAAATTATGATAAAGAATCTCTGCAGAACTTCGGTCATGATGTATTGCGATTGAACTGGTACATTCTTCTTGCTTTTGAAGAGAAAACAGAACTTCATCCAGGTAAAGATTGGGGATATGCATTATCAGCGATCGTTAAATTCTGCGAATGGTACCAGATCGATATTGTTCAACATGTTGAGTGGAAATTAAAGTACAATAAAACCAGGGCGTATATGCATGGTGGTAAATCTTATTAATATGCTAAGAAACGATGGTAGTTATATCTTTTTTATGATACAACACCAACAAACATCAGACAAAAAATGGGCATATTCTAACTTTGATCATTTTGGTACGCCACCAACTAATTCAAGAACTGGAGATGTATTTACAGCCAGTGGTAATTGTTGGCAACACATTGGAGAACATGGTGTATTTGATATACGTAATGCAAGAGTTG